GTCGATGCGGTGATGGGGTCATCTACGATAGTAGTTCTCCCCACCATGAACAAGCCTGCGAAGAAAGCAAACTGCTTCTCACGCATCAGGCTCACATGAACAAGCTCAAGCCGCTTCTCAGCGGGAAGCTTGGACTTAATTACTGCGCTCATTTCTTTACTCCTTGGTTAAGTTCGTCAGGTACATCAACCTCGTCGCCCAGCTTGCTGGCAACAAAGCATCGCATGGCCGCGATCAGTGGGGTGTCACCGTACATGAGACACCAGCCCTTGTCATCAAACACCTTGGCTCGTGTGGCGCACACCCCAAGACCACCTCGCACCTTTGCGTAGTAGCCAATGGCGATCTGTTCTCTCTCAATGATCGGTCCACCTTGCGCCCAGTCGGTTGAGTAGGCGGCATAGCTGGAAGGCTTGCCGTCAAGCCAAATGGGAAACCTACGGCTGTTCTCCACAACCATCGACACCGCCCAGTCAAGGGCAGTGTCTTTCAACTCACTTGTCTTGATCTTCATTTCTTTACTTCTTCTGTGATTTGGTAAGTGAATGTGAAGTTGGTTCCATCCGCTTCCCCCTTGGGTGAATCTTTGACCATGTCTTCGATACTAAGCAGTGCGCCCTCAACAGACGCATGGATGGCATCCCAGTCAGGTGCTTCCACTTCGATCTCTAATACAAACTTCATTTCGTTTCTCCCAATGATGTGATCCGCGCCTTTGCGATGACCGCCTCGGTCGCGGTCGCGCACGCCTGTTCGAATTGCTCAAGATTGAGGTCGCCCTCGATCAGCACCTCGCGGAGTGTGCTGGTGAGTGCATCGATCCGCTCGATCAACTCCTGCCTGTGCTTCTTGATGTATGGCAAGGTCATTGCGTCTTTGCCCATGTCACACCTCCCTTGCCATGTGGCGTTTGTAGTCGGCAACGATGGTCTCGCGCATCTCGTCATCGCTGAGGATAGCTTTGATGAACAGTTTTGCCCCCTTGGTCTCGTCGCGGTACTTGAGCCACATGGCCGTAGCCACGACAGCCCATGCGAACAGAACAATTTCAGTGAATGTGATTTCAAGCATGGTTAGCCTCCGAAATATCCGACGCCTTGTCGGTTTCTTCAAGAACTTGGTTTGTGATTTCCTGACGCAGGGCAAGCACGTAGAGCTCCATCTCATGAGCTTCCTCGTGCCGCTGCAACCTACGCAGGGCTTGGGCAAAGTCCATCCCGCTCGTATAGAGCGTCTGAACAATGCGTTGTTTGTCAGTCTTGACCATCTGCAACATCCTCCAAAGTAGTGGACACGGTCTCGGGTTCTTCAACAACCACGCGCAGGAAACGAACACCATCGAAGATCTCGATGATTTCAAACTCCACGCCCGCGTTGTCGAGCAAGTCGTACAGTTGAGTGGGCGTCATGATCAGCCTTTCAAGCCAGCGAACATGTACTGGTTCTCGCGGGCCCAAGCCACGAAGGCCGGGTGAGACATGACCCACTGCTTCTTGATCTTCACTTCCAAGATCGAGTTGATGAACACGGCTTGCACTTCCTTGGGCATACGCTTGACGTAGCGCAACCAAGTCGCAAAGCTTTCTTTGTCCACCGCTTGCACCGCCTTGAACACAAGGATGCACTGAGCTGCCGGGCTGCTCGGAACAATCGCCGTATCAGGGCTTGACTCGATGGACTCACGCGTTGGGAGCTGATCAGCAAGTTCAATGAATGCTTGCATATCACGCGACGCCGCAAAGCCAATCGTGCCGTCGAGGCATCCGATGAACGCATTCTCCGTGAGCCGGTCGCGACGCAAGACCCAGTGCGAAGCTTTCGCAAGGGAGCGCGGCGACACGAACGCAGTCTGCGACGCATCATTGGGGTTGAAGATGTACGGGTTCTTCTCTTGCCCGCCGTCCATGTACGACGCCATGCAGTGCTCGTACTCGTGGACCCAAGCGATCACCTCGGGCGCGATGCCGTTGTTGCCCGCCCAGGCACACCATTCTTTTGCAGTAGGTTTCATGTAGTTCAGCCAAGTCTGTCGGTTGCGGGTATGCGCCTTGCTTGAGTCGCCCACACCATCGCCGTCCATGTTGCCGGTGGTGAAGACGATTGAGTCAGGGTGCAGGGGGAAGTCACCAAGTCTGCGCTCGTGCAGTAGCGGGTGCAAGGTGTTACGCACATAGTCGTCGGTCTTGGTCCACTCGTCAATCATGATGGCCAGAGGCTCATTCAGATGCAACCCATACGCACCAGATGGGTAGAAGTCCAACGTGCGGGTGTCGTGGTTGGGGATGGGCATGCCCGACTGACCAACGTCAGTGTTGGGGCCGTCGATGTAGATGCCCCGGTAACCGGTGCGGGCGATGATTTCCTTGTGCATCGCGGTCTTGCCAACGCCCGGTTCGCCCATCAGGTGAACAGCGTTCTCGCCAGCGTTGAGCAGGATGTCCACGGTCTCAGCGAAGTTGACGCGACGGGACAGGTTCAGATCAGATTTAGCCATGGTGGCTCTCCATAAGTGAGGTGAAATAAACGACAACTGGTCGGTTTTTTCAGGACCGAAGTTGCTTCTGGTTTGTGTCCAGCAATGTGCTGAACGCCGCAGTCGGGGTCACTAGCATGTAGGGGCCCTTGCCGTACGGCTGGATGACGCACCAAGAGGCGCGTGTAGAAACAGCGAGAGACTCGCCGCATGGTAGGCACACTCGATACCCGAGTTGCCAACGTGCCGCCGCCACGCCCGCCCCGCATTGGGAGCACGCGTTGTCGGCGGCATCGTATTCGTTGTCTATTGGTTGCATTGTGGTTCTCCTGAAGGATCCGACACCATGTCGGTTTCTTCGACATGGCATCGGGGTCAAAGTTGTGGCTGTCATCATCAAATGTGTCTAAAGACACATTCTACCACATATTCTTGACAATGTCAATACCCCTTTCGCCTTTTTGGGCGTCATTTCGGGTTATTGGCTTCCCATTCCTTGCGGCGGCGGATCATTTCAAAGATGTCGTCGGTGAGATCCGGGTGCTCCACATCTTGACTGGTTTCGTCCAGCACCTCGGGCAGTGGCTCGGACCTGCGGAACGGACGCTCAAGGTCATCCCAGTCTGAATCGGTGATCGGCTTGGCCGCGCCCCGTGCGGCGGCGGGTTCAAAGCCCTTGATCACCAGCACAGGGTCTTCCCCAGCGTAGTTCGGCAGTCGGAACTGGGGCGGCACGTACCGCTTGTGGTCTGGGAGGCCGTTGCCGTCAAAGCCCGCGATGACCGCCGCGTCCATCAGCCGCTTGATGTGCAGGGGATTCTTGGGGCGCATGGACTCGATGACCTCGTCGGGCGGGGCGATCGATTCACGTTGGGCTTCTTGCTGGGGGAACAATCCGTTGGGGTTTGGGAGCTTCGCCCGCTTGACCATGTACTTGCGGGACTCGGTGTAGTGGTAGGGATTGACGCAGAAGTCCGAGTTGCACTTTCGCACCAGACGTCGGCCATACGGGATGTACTTACAGATAACGAATAGGATGCGCACGACCGACGACGTCCCGAATGCAACCGCCATGGGGGAGGCCGGGCCGAGCATGGGCATGGAGCATGAGGACTCGGGCCAGAGGTAGCAGTCGTCGTGGATCTGGCAGTGGTCGAGCAGGTCGTCGGCAGTTTTGTATTTCAGCGGGCGAGGCATGATGGGCTCCTTGAGGGGGTGATTTCTATAAAACGAGGCTAATTTTATAATTGAATTTGGGGCGTGTCAATAAAAATCAAGGGTTTATTTGCGTAATGTCTTAAATAAATTGTATAAATCACGTTTTTTGGAAAGTATGAAAGGGAGAGAATGAGCGCGGGAGGGCATGGGGCTGGGTCTGGGGGCTCAGCGAGGAAATTTCGGCGGATTATTCAATTTCTAAAAACACTGTATTATATGATTTAAAATTTATATTATTATTAGAGAACTAAGGAAAATCAAGGACTTGCGGGCTGCACGGATGCGCCGGAAATGTAAAATTAGCTCAATAATGTGTGATACGAGGAATATCTTAGGAAACTGGGCTTTTTTGAACTTTGGGGTGGTGCGTTGCCCGCGTGGCTATTGGGTTTGGCGGTTAGTGCCCGCTTCGCCCGTCCCTGAAATATAAAAATAGCAGAAAAACAACACACTAAGGTTCTCAAAAAGCACTAGGCGAGGCGGGCGATTAGAACTGGGTCTTTATACAGGAAAAATCCGACAATGTGTCGGTTTCTTCGTCGTTGTTTTTACGCGACAATGGCAAGATCTATGCCAGCTTAGCGGGCAAAGCTATCCCGTTGCTTGCCACGTCTCGAGGCCCAGCGCCATCCTATTCGCCAGCATAGCCCGCGTGGGCTGTCCCGTTGCTTCGCACGCGTAGGCTGACCCGTTGCTTCGCACCGGGAACTACTATCGCGCCCGCGCCGCTCGATGGCGGCGCAGTCGCGCCCTGCGCGACCCGCTTCGCGGGCCGAGCAGGCCAAAAAAAACCGCCCGCCATGCCGGGCAGGCACAGCGGGCAAAGCGGGCGGGGATCATGGGCGCAGGAAGATGGGTTCACGCATGACAAACTCAGCGGCGAAACCTGGATTGCGCAACAGGTCACCGCCATTGTCATCAACAAAATTGCGGAGCACGGTTTCGCGCTCGGCGTATTCGCAAGGAATAGATGCCAGCGTAGCGCGCTTGAGCCGACCATTGGGCATGGTCACGAACATGAGAATCAACAAAGTACCAGAAACATTTTCCATGATGGAACTCCAATAAAGAAAGAAAAGAAAAGCCCACCCCGGAGGGTGGGCAGGAAAGCCCCCGAAGGGGCTGGGATCACTTGGACGCCTGAACCATGCGGATCAGGATTTCGACCGAGTCAGGTGTGCCAGCTTTGGCCAGCTCGCGAATGCGCTTTGTGAGCGCATCGGCCAATTGCTTCGCCTCGGCCTTGACCTTGTCGATCTCGGGCTTCGCGCGGGCTTCGAGCTCTTTGGCCAATTCGCCCGCCACGCGCAGGGACTTCGAATCACCCTTTTCGATCAGCTCGGTGCGCTGGGCTTCCAGCTCGAGCTCCGTCATTTTTGCCAGCTCGGCCCTGCGCTTCTCGGCCTTCTCGCTCATGCGCTTTGCGTCCTTGCCCTCGGCTCTAGGACGGACAAAGCCCGCATTGCTGATCAATCGATTGATCGAACGACGCCAGACCGCGCCCGCGCTATCCTCTTCCATGGACTCCGCGCCCGCATCGTATGCCGCCTTGACGAACACCGCGCGAATGCGCATGAAATCATCGTAGGGCACAGGAATGAGCTTCTTTGTCTCCGGATCGCGCACAGGCTTGCTGTCATCGTCACAGACGCAAATCCATGGGAGGAGTTGCGCGTCACGCTGTTGCAGAACATCCGTGGCCTGACCGATCACGGCTTCGGTTTTTTGCATGTCAAAACCGATCGCCGACACCGTGGCTTCCACGTCTGACCACAAACGACCGTTGAACATCTCAGCCGAGGCCGAGGCCACTGCGGACACTGCCGCTTGGTTTGCTTGGTTTGCCATTTTTAACTCCCGATAAGAGGAAGGGCAGGATCGCCCGCGAAGAAACCTACACCAATGTAGGTTTTTTCGCAGGACTGCAACGCGGGCATCGCTTTGCTGTCCATGTTTATAACTATACATTGTCTATTAGAATGGGGGGGATTTTCCACACAGGGTCACAGAGCACAGGACAATGTGGGCGCGGGACGCAATGCCCGCAATGCCAAAAAAAATGCGCGACAGTGCCACATCGAACGCAAGGGCGCACCACCGCTCGCGAAGTGCCACATCGGGCGGTCGGGCCACCCCCACCCCCCAAAACTGCCACATCAGGAGGTACGCATACGTACACAGTGTTTTGCACACCCGATTGGCAATTTTTATCATGCAATTCATCATGCACGAGACCCCCCCTCCCCCCTCTGAAATTTGGGGCAAGTCCATCATGCAGCGTGTTCTACAAACACCCCCCGGCTTGGAGTCCCACAAAAAAATTTGCGTACCCTATATTTCTTCTGATACATTTCGTTCCGCTGGCTCACAGTAATCTGACCACGACTCCTTTCCTGCTTTCTGTCATTAGATTGTTGTCAGAAGCTCCCTGAGCCAGCACCAACACGCATGGCCGTGTGCATTCTCCGGAAGCTTCTGTCGAGTAGGGTTTGTTCGGGGCCAGCCGTGTTGGGAAAGCAGTAAGCCACAGTGGCATCAATTGACGCTGTGAGTACCAACGCCCTTCAATGGAGTGCCTTTTTCCTTCATGCAAGTGCCGATCAGCCCTGACAAAACCGTCCCTCTCCCAGAAAATCTGGAGCCGGAGGCGGCTACCACCTTACGCGAAAACATGCAGATCGCAGCCAACACGGCAGATCTGATCCATGCTTTAGGCGGGCGAAGCGAAACTCCAGACACGGTGCAAGTCACCACCAGCGAAGACCCCGATGCGACCGAAGTAACGGGTTCGGCGCAAGCCGCCGACGACGTCTTCAAAGCATTCGCCCAGCGGGCGCAGCAACAGTTCGACGAGGCAATGTCCGTCTCGCCCGCCGAGCCAGACAAACCCAAGCGTGGCCGGCCTAGGAAACATCCAGCTGTTGAAAAACCCAGTGTCAATCCGCCCGCTTTGTACGAAGGAAGTGTAGCTGAGCGTATTTCAGCAATGCTTAAGGAGTACAATAACCCAATCGTGGCGGACGCCGCCGAGCTGCGGCAGGTCACAATCAACAAGCTGCTGGACTTGTCGATGTGCGGGGATCCGCGCATTGAGATCAAAGCAACGGAGTTGCTGGGCAAGGTCTCGGATGTGGGGCTCTTCACCGAGAAAACTGAGATCACAGTGACCTATAACAGCGTATCTGACCTTGATCAGATGATTAAGGACAAAGTTCGCAAAATGTTGATGGCCAATACTGTGGATATCACACCTGTGGTGCTCGATGTGGACAAGGAAATGGGGTTTGAGGAGCAGAAAATCGACGTCGGAGAGCCCGGTAACCGCAATTTGGACCAAAAATTCGTCGAAAACGTCACTAAATTCCTCGAAAACGGGGAAGGAACTGCCGAATGAGGCCTGAAACACCGGTTTCAACCATGGATGCGGAGCTGCAACTGCTGCTCAGCCAGCTAGACAAGCTGCCGGAGGCCCAAAAACGGCTCATTTTGCAGGATTTGGAGCGCCGCGAGCAGCTCTACGAGAAGCAGCAGGCCCGTGACACCTTCATGGGGTTCGTGAACAAGGTCTGGCCGGACTTCATTGGTGGCCGGCACCACTCGATCATGGCCAAAGCGTTCGAGCGGGTGGCCCGGGGTGAATGCAAGCGGCTCATCATCAACATGCCGCCCCGCCATACCAAGTCTGAGTTTGCGTCGTACTTGCTGCCCGCTTGGTTCCTGGGGAAGTTCCCCAACAAGAAGGTGATTCAGACCTCGCACACCGCCGAACTGGCCGTTGGCTTTGGTCGCAAGGTCAGGAACTTGGTGGACTCGGACGTTTACCACGACATCTTCCCCACTTTGCAGCTGCAAGCGGACTCCAAGGCGGCGGGCCGCTGGAACACCAGCAAGCAGGGTGACTATTTCGCCATCGGTGTGGGCGGTGCTGTGACCGGTAAGGGTGCGCACCTGCTGATCATCGACGATCCGCACTCTGAACAGGAGGCGGCGCTGGCGGCGACCAACCCGGATGTGTACGACAAGGTCTATGAGTGGTACACGTCAGGTCCGCGTCAGCGTCTCCAGCCGGGCGGGGCCATTGTGATCGTGATGACCCGCTGGTCGCAGCGTGACTTGACTGGCCAAGTGATCAAGGCCAGTGCGCAGCGTGGTGGCGAGGAGTGGGAGGTCATCGAGTTCCCGGCCATCCTGCCCTCGGGCAACCCGCTGTGGCCCGAGTTCTGGAGCTTGCAGGAGTTGCAGGCGCTCAAGGACGAACTGCCCAACTCCAAGTGGCAGGCCCAGTACCAGCAGAACCCGGTGGGCAACGAGTCGGCCATCATCAAGCGCGACTGGTGGCAGTGGTGGGAAGAGGACAACCCGCCCGAGTGCGAGTACATCTTGCAGGCGTGGGACACGGCGTTTGAGAAGACTCAGCGTGCTGACTATTCAGCGGGCACGACGTGGGGTGTCTTCACTCACCACAAGGACAACACCAAGAACCTCATCCTGCTCAACACGTACAAGAAGCGTGTCGAGTTCCCAGAGCTGAAGAAGGATGTGATGTACGAGTACAAAATGTACGAACCAGACACATTGCTCGTGGAGAAGAAGGCGTCTGGAGCGCCGCTGATCTACGATCTGCGGGCGATGGGGATCCCCGTAAGTGAGTACGTGCCAAGCAGGGGGCAGGACAAAATCGCCCGTTTGAACTCTGTTTCCGACATAATCGCGTCGGGAAGAGTGTGGGTTCCTAGGACTCCTTGGGCTGAAGAATTAGTTGATGAAATCGCAGAATTCCCCAACGGAGAGAACGACGACTTGGTTGATTCGACAACGCTGGCGCTCATGCGGTTTCGTCAGGGCGGGTTCCTCCGTTTGCCAACGGACGAGCCCGAAGAAATTGAATGGTTCCGTAGCCCCCGCAGAGAGCGGTACTACACAGTTTAAGGACGCATCATGGCAACATTTGGAATGGACAAGGGTCTGTATCAAGCACCGCAGGGCTTGCCCGGGTTTGGCCAGTCAGACATCCCGGCAGAGGGTCTTGAGATCGAGATTGAGGATCCCGAGGCGGTTCACATCGGCCTTGGTGGTTTGGAGATTGATCTGGAGAAGAAGCGGCCCAACGAGGGCGGTGACTTCGACGCCAACCTCGCCGAGCTGATGGACGACAAAGAGTTGGCCACGCTGGCCACTGATCTGATCGCCGACTTTGAGAAGGACATGTCCGACCGCAAGGACTGGGTGCAGACCTACATCGACGGCTTGAAGCTCTTGGGCCTGAAGTATGAAGAGCGTACCGAGCCTTGGCAGGGGGCCTGTGGCGTGTTCCACCCGATGCTCACTGAGTCCGTGGTCAGGTTCCAGTCAGAGGCCATGATGGAGACGTTCCCAGCCATGGGGCCCGTCAAGACCCAGATCGTTGGGGCCATCGACAAGTACCGTGAAGAGTGTGCCGCTCGCGTGCGCGAGGACATGAACTTCCAGCTGACCGAGGTGATGACTGAGTATCGCTCGGAGCATGAGAAGCTCCTGTGGGCGTTGCCGATCGCGGGCTCCGCGTTCAAGAAGGTCTACTACGACCCGAGCAAGGGCCGGCAGGTTGCCATGTTCATCCCCGCTGAGGACATGGTCGTGCCCTACGGCGCGAGTAACTTGGAGGAGGCCGAGCGCGTGACGCACATCATGCGCAAGACCGAGAATGAGATTCGCAGGCTCCAAGAGGCGGGCTTCTACGTGGACGTGGAGCTGGGCGAGCCCACTCATGCGTTGGATGACATCGAGAAGCAGAAGGCCGAAGAGGGCGGCATGAGCGCCATCCAAGATGACCGCTACCGCGTGCTTGAGATGCACGTCATGCTGGACCTGCCGGGCTTTGAGCACACGGACAAGAAGGGTGAGCCCACGGGCATCGCGCTGCCCTACGTCGTGACAATCGAGAAGGGAACGACTACCATTCTGGCCATCCGCCGCAATTGGTATGAAGATGACTCGCTCCACACAAAACGCCAACACTTCGTCCACTACCAATACATCCCCGGCTTCGGGTTTTACGGATACGGACTCATCCATCTTATTGGAGGTTACGCTAAGTCCGCTACCATGCTCATCCGCCAATTGGTTGATGCTGGGACTCTCTCGAATCTCCCCGGGGGCCTTAAATCACGGGGCCTTCGCGTTAAAGGTGATGACACACCCATTCAACCGGGGGAATTCAGGGACGTAGACGTCCCCTCCGGTTCGATCCGCGACAACATCCTGCCGCTGCCCTACAAGGAGCCTTCGCAGGTTCTCTTCGCGCTGTTCAACCAGATCGTGTCTGAGGGCCGGGCCTTCGCCTCCAGTGGTGACATGAAGGTGTCGGACATGTCCAGTCAAGCACCGGTGGGCACGACTCTGGCCATCCTTGAGCGCACGCTGAAGGTGATGAGCGCGGTGCAGGCCCGCCTGCACTTTGCGATGAAGCAGGAGTTCAAGCTTCTCAAGGTCATCATCGCCGACTACTGCCCCGAGGAGTACGACTACCAGCCGGTGGATGGCTCGCGTCGGGCTCGCCGCGAAGACTACGACATGGTGGACGTGATCCCCGTGTCCGACCCCAACGCAGCCACGATGGCCCAGAAGGTTGTGCAGTACCAAGCTGTGCTCCAGCTGGCGCAGACGGCTCCTCAGCTGTACGACCTGCCCCTGCTGCACCGGCAGATGATCGAGGTGCTTGGCATCAAGAACGCTGCCAAGCTCGTGCCGATCGAGGACGATGCTGTGCCGATCGACCCCGTGCAGGAGAACCAGAACCTCCTGAACATGCAGTCGGTCAAGGCGTTCATGGAGCAGAACCACGAGGCGCACATCGCCGTTCACATGGCCGCGATCCAGAACCCCCGCATCCAGCAGATGATGCAGCAGAACCCCATGGCGCAGCAGATCTTGGCCGCAGCGATGGCTCACATCAACGAGCACATTGCGTTCCAGATGCGCTTGGAGATCGAGCAGCTCATGGGCACGACGCTGCCCCCGATGGAGAAGAAGGGCGAGGAGAGCCAGCAGATCCCCCGCGAACAGGCCGACCAGATCGCTGTCATGGCCGCACAAGCCGCCACTCAACTCCTCCAGCGCGACCAGCAAGCAGCAGCGCAAGCCGCGGCTCAGCAGCAGATGCAGGATCCTGTGGTTCAGATGCAGATGCAAGAACTCCAGCTGCGTCAGCAAGAGGTGCAGCTCAAGGCTCAGAAGCAGCAGATCGAGGCCGCAGAGAAGGCCGACCGTCTGCGCATCGAGCAGGAGCGCATCAACGCCCAGAAAGAGATTGCCGCCATGCAGGTGGGCGCTCAGGCCGCTGCCAACAAAGACAAGCTGGCACGTCAGCAGCAGACCGAAGGTATGCGTATGGGCGTGGATCTCGCCAAACACCGTGCGCAGATGGCCTCACAGCAACGCGCTTCACAACCCAAACCGCCTTCGAAGAAAGAATCTAAATGAGAGAAACGATCCAAGTGCTTGCACTTGTGCAGAAAGAACTTCGGAAACTCGCTGACGAAAACACCGCCTACTTGGCTGCAAGTCGCGCTGATTCCTACGATGAGTACAAAAAAATCTGCGGGGTGATCCGAGGTCTAGGTCTCGCAGATTCCATCATCAATGACCTCGTGCAAAAAATGGAGCGTGAATGAACGACATCAATCCGGCCCTTGCGGTGGATCTATCCAAGATCCTCAACAACTCAGCCGAGCAAAAGGCAAAACAACTGCCTGACCCCAAAACCTACCATCTCTTGTGTGTGGTTCCCGAAGCAATGGAGGAATATGCAGACAGTGAAGTGGGTTTGGTCAAGTCTGACAAGACCATGCACTACGAGGAGGTTCTGACCCCCGTGCTGTTTGTGGTCAAACTTGGTCCCGACGCATTCAAGAACGAGAAATTGTTCCCGACTGGACCATCGTGCAAGGTCGGTGACTTCGTCATCGTGCGCCCCAATTCAGGCACCCGCCTGAAGATTCATGGCCGAGAGTTCCGGATCATCAACGATGAGTCGGTCGAGGCTGTTGTTGAAGACCCGCGAGGCATCAGCCGCGCTGCTTGAGGAGTTGAAGCATGGCAAATAAGTTTGGTGAAGAGTTTAAGTTCCCCGATGAGGTGGACGACAAAGAAGAACAGAAGGCTGAGAAGCTGGAAGTTGAAATTGAAGACGACACCCCCGAAGAAGATCGCGGGCGTAAACCTTCGAAGCGACCCATTGAAGAAGTGACTGACGATGAACTTGCGTCTTACGACGAGAAAGTTCAAAGCCGCATCAAGCGTTTCACTCGTGGGTACCACGATGAGCGCCGTGCAAAAGAGGCGGCAGAGCGTGAGCGGCAGGCGGCTGAAGCGTTTGCTCGTCAGGTCTTCGAAGAGAACAAGAAGCTCAAGGAGCAGCTGTCTACCGGCAGTAAGGCGTACATCGAGACGTCCAAGTCCGCCGCAGAAGCTGAGCTTGAAGCCGCCAAGGCTCGGTACAAGAAGGCGTATGAAGACGCCAACCCCGACGAAATCGTCCAAGCTCAGGAAGCTATCGCCAAAGCCACGGTCAAACTTGATCGTGTCGGGGTGATGAAGCCTATCGAGATTGAGGCGGAAGAACGAGAGTTCAAAGTCCCCCCAGCCCAGCAAGCCGAACCGTCCACCCCACCGGTCAGCCGTCGCACCCAGAAATGGATGGACGACAACGCAGACTGGTTTGGCCGCGACACCGAAATGACGGGCGCTGTGATGGGGCTTGACCAAAAGCTGCAAAAGCAGTATGGTGCGGACTATGTCGGTACAAAAGAGTATTTCGATACCATTGACCGTACAATCCGAAAACGATTTCCTGAGTATTTTGAAGATGCTCAGAGCCAAGAGGACAACGATCCGCCTCCTGAGAAAAAGGTCGAACCGGCTGAGGACGAAACTCCCCGCCGTGCATCAAAAGCAGCTACGGTTGTGGCCCCGGCCTCACGTAGCACCCCGCCTAGTCGCGTCAAATTGAAGGCATCCGAAGCTGCGATCGCTCGCAGGCTTGGGGTTCCGATTGAACTGTACGCACAACAGGTTGCCAAACTTAATAGAGGTGAATGATGGAACAAGCAGAAACTCAAACTCGTGGTCGTCAAGGTCGTCTGGTGGCAGAACATGAAGCAAGGGTGGGCCGAGCCCCCCAGCGCCCTCAACAGTGGCGTGCTCCTGAAACGCTTCCTAACCCCGATGAGCGCCCCGGTTGGGCTCACCGTTGGGTCCGTGTTTCGACTCTCGGAACCGCTGATCCCTCAAACATCTCCGGCAAGTTGCGCGAAGGGTACGAGCCTTGCAAGGCAGAAGACTACCCTGAGCTGATGTTGCACGCCACCACTGAAGGTCGCTTCAAAGGAAGCATCGAAGTGGGCGGACTGTTGCTCTGCCGCATTCCAAAAGAATTCATGGGACAACGCGCTGAGTTTTACGAAACCCAGAACAAGGCCCAGATGGAATCGGTGGACAACAATTTCCTTCGTGAAAGGGACGGTCGTTCGAATATGGCGTTGTTCGCCGATAAGAAAACGAGCGTCAGTTTCGGTTCTGGTTCTTAACTTTTTGGAGTCCTTAAATGGCATATCCTACCGTTGACGCCCCCTACGGGCTGAAGCCGATCAATCTGATCGGTGGGCAGGTGTTTGCTGGCGCGACTCGTCAACTCGTCATCACCGCAAATTATGCAACTAGCATTTATTACGGTGATGCGCTGACGATCGTTGCTGGTGGCACTGTTGAAAAAGACTCTGGCACTACGACCGCCACTCCTGTTGGCGTGTTCCTTGGTTGCCAGTACGTGAGCGCCGCGACCGGCCAGACCACCTTTGCGCAGTACTACCCTGCAAGCTTGGCGGTCAAGTCTGGTACTAACGTGTTGGCCTTCGTGGCTGACGATCCTGATCAGTTGTTCAAGGTTGTGCTGGTTGCCGGTACGACTGCGGACGGCAACGGCTTGACCCCCACCTTCTTGGGTCGCACCGTGATCGGCTCGAACGCTCAGTTGGTTCAAAACACCGGTTCCACCGTGACCGGCGACTCCAAGGTTGGTATCTATACCGCCGCAGGGGCCACCACCACGGCAACCCTCCCCATCCGCATCATTGATGTGGTTCCCGATACTGCCAACTCTTCCGGTAACTTCTGCGAAGTCATCGTGAAGTGGAACGCCCCCAATGTGACCGGTCAAGTGGTTGCTGGTGGTCATCAGTATCTCAACCCGACTGGCGTCTGATCCAAGGAGTAAAAAATGGCTATTTCACGCGCACAACTGCTGAAAGAGTTGCTCCCCGGCCTGAACGCCCTGTTCGGTCTGGAGTACGCTCGCTACGGCGAAGAACACAAAGAGATCTACGAAACCGAGACCTCTGAGCGTTCGTTTGAAGAAGAAACCAAGCTGTCTGGCTTCTCTGCCGCACCGGTGAAGAACGAAGGTTCTGCCATCGCGTACGACAACGCACAGGAAGCTTGGACCACCCGCTATACGCACGAAACCATCGCTCTGGGTTTCTCGATCACCGAAGAGGCGATCGAAGACAACCTGTACGACAGCTTGTCTGCTCGTTACACCAAGTCGCTGGCCCGTGCCATGGCTTACACCAAGCAGGTCAAGGCCGCAGCCGTCCTGAACAACGGCTTCTCCGCCAGCTACCCCGGTGGCGACGGTGTTGCTCTGTTCAGCACTGCTCACCCCTTGGTTTCTGGTGGAACCAACAGCAACACTCCCTCCACCCAAGTTGACCTGAATGAGACTTCCTTGGAAGCCGCCATCATTCAGATCGCCGCTTGGACGGATGAACGTGGTCTGTTGATCGCCGCCAAGCCCAAGAAGATGGTGATCCCCCCGGCTCTGATGTTCGTTGCTGAGCGTCTCCTTGAGACTTCTCTGCGTGTCGGTACCAACGACAACGACATCAACGCCATCAAGAACATGGGCGCTGTGCCGGAAGGCTACACCGTCAACCACTTCTTGACGGATCCCAACGCTTGGTTCCTGACGACCGACGTGCCCAACGGCATGAAGCACTTTGTCCGCACCCCCTTGCAGAACGGCATGGATGGTGACTTCGACACTGGCAACGTGCGCTACAAGTCCCGTGAGCGTTACAGCTTCGGCTGGTCTGACCCTCTCGGTATGTGGGGCTCTTCAGGTTCGTCCTGATGAGATGAAGAAGGGGGCCCTTGTGGCCCCTTTCTTTTTGGGGTATATTGACCCCAACCGGAGTTCCCGGTGTGTCAGACTGATCCGGCAGATGCGTACACAACTGACACGCTGATCTTTGTACGAAGGACAATTCAAATGGCTCTCTCTACGACCCAATCAATTTGGCGCTCGGGCGGCGGCGATCAAACTCGCACCGCTTACTGTGGTTCCGGCGTCATGGCCGCTCAGTTCTACATCGCTGACGCCTCTGTTGCTACCGCAACCAACGTCACCGTCTCCAACGGCGGTCCCGCTCTGATTCTTCCCCAAGGCGCAGTTGTGCTCTCCGTCGCGATCAACGACGCAGGTGCAGGTTCTGTGGACCTCGGCACTCGTGGCTACAACAGCGGCACTGTGACCGGTGCGGCCATTGCAAACAACCTGTCGGTTGCTTCGGCTGGCGTTGTGACCAGCGGCCTCACCTTGACTGCTACCTCTGAGATGGCTTATGTCACCGTGACGATCGACACCAGCGGCGCTGGCACGGTTGGCGGCTACATCACCTACTTTGTTGCAGATCCCTTGGTTGGCCAGCAGAACGTCTAAAAGGAGCATCTCATGACGATGCAATACGACGTTAAATCAGCGCACTTGAACGCGTCTGGTTCTGTTTTCGCAGGGCCAGCGCGGGTCAAAGGCTTCTCGATTTGCGCGACCGCCAGTCAGGCTGGAACCCTTCTTCTGAAAGATGGGGGTTCCGGTGGAACGACCTTGCTTGAAGTGGACATCCCGGCCAACTCAAACCCCAACTCGTTCTACACCCTGGTCCCCGGCGAAGGAATCAAGTTCAGCACAAACGTCTATGCGACGCTGACCAACATTGCTTCTGTCACGGTGTACTATGGCTAAAACTCCAGCATGGCAACGCAAGGAAGGGAAGAATCCCAAAGGCGGCTTGAACGCCAAAGGACGAGCTTCCTACAACAAAGCAAACCCGGGGAAGCCGGGGCTGAAAGCCCCGCAACCCGAGGGCGGCCCACGCCGAGACTCTTTTTGCGCCCGTATGGAAGGGATGAAAAAGAAATTGACGAGCGCAAAAACCGCAAAGGATCCCAATTCGAGGATTAACAAATCCTTGAGAGCATGGAACTGCTGACATGGGCCAACACAACGACACAGTCAAGCATGGAATGGACGTTCTGGCGGCAATTGCTGCCATTTCGTCTTTTCTTCAGCTACTTACCCCTATCTTCGGTTTGATCGGGGCGGTCTGGACGCTCATGCGCATTGCAGAGATGGTGTCAGGCAAGCCTTTTGCGGTCTTGATTGGGCGTAAAAAGGACGACGCAGATGCCAAGCAAGAGTAAAGCGCAACACAATTTCATGGCGGCTGTGGCCAACAGCCCCGAGTTCGCCAAGAAAGCAGGAGTCCCACAGTCCGTGGGCAGTGAGTTCGTGAAAGCGGACAAACGCAAGGCGATGGGCACTCGTGCCGATCTTCAATCAGTCAACAAGCCCAAGACCAATCAGGGCTCTCAAGAACTTTTCTCACGAGGTGGTGAAATGAAAGAATCCAAAGCGATGGCCAAGAAAGAGATCTCCTTCATGGAGAAAAAGGGCGCACCCAAGTCCATGATCAAACACGAAAAAGAGGAGTACGGTATGAAAAAAGGTGGCATGAAGAAGATGGCTTCTGGTGGTATCACCACTGCCAAAATGGGCGCAGTTCGCACCGCCGCCCCCAGCCGTGACGGTATCGCCGCCAAGGGCAAGACCAAAGGCACTCAGGTCAAGATGTCCGGCTCTAAGCCTCTGGGCATGAAAAAAGGCGGCAAGTGCTGATTTAAGGAGGCCGTCATGGCAAAAAATCGTGGTGCAGCAAATCTAGCGGGCCTCGCCGCTCTTGGCGCATTGGGGTACAAGATGCTCCAAGACAAAAAGGGTTCGTCCGCCCCAGTCGAAGATCGCGGGGGGAGCGCCGTTGCTCGCCCCAGCGAAGATAGCGGCATGGGCGTGGATGAGTATGCTCGCGACAATTCCGAGTCTGCGATGTACGAAAAAGAGCCGGGCGGGGAGTCCAAAGTTGCGCCTCCCAAAGCCGCCGCTCCCAAAGCTGCTGCCAAGTCGAGATCAGTTGCTCCGACACCTCCCAACGACTCCGAAGCTGTGGTGGCACCAAAAGGCGGCTCTGGCGGCGGGCGTGGCCCGGCCTTTGGCGAACGAGAAGCCTATGAAGCCACCCGATACAAACCCCGCTACACACCACCGGGCGTTGCCCCTAGGTCTGTTGCCGGAGCGCGATACCCCATGACTTCCCTCACTCGTGAAGACGTGTTGAAGGCAACTGAAATGAAAAAAGGTGGCGCAGTCAAGAAAATGGCTTCCGGCGGCGTGACCCGTTCTTCGGCTTCCAAGCGTGCTGACGGAATTGCTCAGAAGGGCAAGACCCGTGGGACCATGGTCATGTGCGGCGGCGGTTACGCCAAGGGCAAAAAATGATGGCCTCGCGTGGCATGGGGGCCATCAAACCGTCCAAGATGCCAAAGAAGAAGGTCATCCAACGCAAGGATGACCCGAACGACGTTGACATGTACGCTGAAGGCGGCAAGACAAAGTCGAAGGTCAACGAGGCGGGCGTCTACACCAAGCCGGGCATGAGGAAGTCGCTGTTCGAATCCATCAAGTCCCGGGCGGTGCAAGGCACAGCCGCAGGTCAGTGGTCGGCCCGCAAGGCCCAGCTTCTGGCCAAGCAGTACAAAGCCCGTGGGGGTGGGTACAAGTGAAGAATCCGCAGCAATCCCTCAAGGACTGGACTGCCCAAAAGTGGAGGACGAAAAGTGGTAAACGCTCTTCTGACACCGGTGAAAGATACCTTCCTGAAGCTGCGATCAAAGCTCTCAGCCCTTCTGAGTACGCTGCGACAACGCGTGCAAAACGTGCTGGCAAAGCTTCGGGGAAACAATTCGTGAAGCAGCCGCCCAAGGTGGCGGCAAAGACAGCGAGGTACAGATAAATGGCACAGACATCCGGCGCATCAGCATTCAACCTTGACCTGACTGAACTGGTCGAGGAAGCGTTCGAGCGTGCCGGTCGTGAACTGCGCTCTGGCTACGACTTGCGAACTGCTCGTCGCAGCCTCAACATCATGTTCGCCGACTGGGCCAACCGTGGCATCAATCTGTGGACGATCGACACCGGTGTGATTGATTTAGTGCAGGGGCAGAACACGTACGCTTTACCTGTCGATACAATCGATCTTTTGGAACACGTTATTCGCACCGGTGGGAACCAAGCGGCGACTCAGGCCGACCTGACCATCACCCGCATTAGTGTTTCTACCTACGCCACGATCCCCAACAAAATCCAGCAAGCCCGGCCTATTCAGGTCTGGATTCAGCGGTACAACGGCCAGCAGTCGCCCACTGGTTTGGCAATCGACCAAACCGGCGGCATGGGGGCGGCAGATACCCAAGTGACCTTGGATTCTGTGGTTGGCTTGCCAGCCTCTGGTTTTGTGAAGATCGAAAACGAGATCATCAACTACGGCTACATCTCAGGGAATACCCTATACAACTGCTTCCGTGGTCAGGCAAACACGACTGCGGCCAGCCATGCGGACGGCACGGCGGTGTACTGGCAGCAGCTCCCGGCTGTCACTGTCTGGCCAACCCCCGACAACGCGCAGCAGTACCAGTTCGTGTATTGGCGCTTGCGCCGCACGCAGGACGCTGGCGGCGGCGTGAACATCATGGACGTGCCATTTCGCTTCATCCCCTGCATGGCGGCTGGCTTGGCCTACTACATCGCTGGCAAGATCCCCGAGGGGGCTGAGCGCATCATGATGCTCAAGCAGCAGTACGACGAGGCTTGGGAGCTTGCGGCGTACGAGGACCACGAGAAAGCGGCTCTGCGCTTTGTACCCCGTCAGCAGTTCCTTGGGAATACGATCTAAATGGGAAACAGGTTCGCCTCCGGCAAATGGGCGATTGCTCAGTGCGACCGCTGCGATCAGCGGTTCAAGCTCAAGCAGTTGCGCCGGGAGATCATCAAGACCAAGAACTACGAGTTGTTGGTCTGCCCTGAGTGCTGGGATCCTGATCAGCCCCAGCTTCAGTTGGGCATGTATCCGGTGGACGACCCGCAGGGCTTGCGCAACCCGCGCCCCGACCGCAGCTACGTCAGCTCTGGTTTGGACTCTGGCGGGTTTCTGTCGGGCGGGAGCAGAGACATTCAGTGGGGTTGGAACCCGGTTGGCGGGTCACGCTCAATTGACAACGGGCTGACACCCAACTACTTGGTTTTGTCAGTGCAAATTGGTACAGTCACGGTATCCGTGTAAGGAGCAAAAATGGACAAGAAGCAAGTCAAGCAGATCGCTGACACCGAAGTGCGAAAGCACGAAAAGCGCATGCACGGCTCGAAGATGGCCAAGGGCGGCGTTACCACCGATTCGATGAAGAAGTACGGGCGCAACATGGCCCGTGTGATGAACCAGACCGGTTCCAAGCGCGGAGGCTGATATGGCAAAGTACAGCATGAAAAAAGGCGGTAAGGAAGTTGGCCCTGCCTCGACCTACGCCGAACCCCACACGATGAAGGGCAAGAAGATGACTGCCGCCCCGGCTCCCAAGCCGCTGAAGGCTGATGATCTGAACCCCTCCGCTGCCAACATCTCCAAGGGCAACTATCCGCCCGTCAAGACTTCTGGCATCAAGATTCGTGGCACTGGGGCCGCGACCAAAGGCGTGATGGCCCGTGGCCCGATGGCGTGAGGTTTGAATGACCTACGATGAACTTGTTGCGGCGATCCAGTCGTACACCGAGAACCAATTCCCAACGACCTACTTGGCCGATGGGTCTGGCGTTTCTCCGACCACCCAGATCAACACGTTCATCAAGCAAGCGGAACAACGAATCTTCAACACGATTCAGTTCCCTTCTCTTCGCAAGAATGTGACCGGGACGACGACAGCGAATAACAAGTACCTGTCTTGCCCCGATGACTTCTTGGCGGTGTACTCGCTGGCTGTGATTGATGCGGCAGGGGCGTACGAGTTTTTGCTGAACAAGGATGTGAACTTCATCCGTCAGGCATACCCGACCCCCACTGACACGGCCATTCCGAAGTATTACGCGCTCTTTGGCCCCACGACCACGAGCGGTGCAACGCCAGTCATCACGAACGAACTGTCGTTCATTCTTGGCCCCACCCCCGATGCTGCGTACAGCGTTGAACTGCACTACTTCTACTATCCAGTTTCGATTGTGGATTCAGTCGATGGTCACACATGGCTGGGTGACAACTTTGATTCGGTGCTGCTCTACGGCTCTTTGGTCGAGGCGTACACCTTCATGAAGGGTGAAGCTGACTTGATGACCCTGTACGATGGCAAGTACAAAGAAGCACTTGCTCTGGCCAAGCGTCTGGGCGACGGCATGGAACGTCAGGACGCGTATCGTTCTGGCCAATACAGACAGGCGGTCACATGAGCATCATGCAAGGAGCCACCACAAGCTTCAAGCTTGAGCTGCTTGAGGGGGTTCACAACTTTCTCACCGACACGTTTCAGATTGCCCTGTACACGGGCAACGCAAACTTGGGCCCGTCCACTACGGTTTACAGCACCGCGAATGAGGTGACTGGAACCGGGTACACGGCGGGCGGCAACACCTTGACTGTCATCCCCCCGGCCTCTTCTGGCACGGTGGCGTATGTCTCTTTCCAAAATACCTCATGGGCCTCCGCGTCGTTCACCGCAAGAGCGGCTTTGATCTACAACGCAACCCAAGGTAACAAGTCTGTGGCCGTGCTGGATTTCGGTTCTGACAAAACCGCGTCCAACAGTCCATTCACGATCACCTTCCCAGTTGATGACGCCTCCAACGCCATCGTGAGGGTTGCTTAAGGGGTATTCGTATGTTGGGCAACAACGTAGAATCGATTCAAACTTCAACACATGCGCTTAGTCGCATCTCTTAACAGGAGTCATCATGCACAAGGAACTTTCCGGTTTTGGCGACAACGCGCAAGTCGTTCTGCACGCTAATACCGCTGCGGCGGAAACCACATCCATCGAAGGCCACTACCACGTTGTGTGCCGCGACAAAGACGGCAACATCAAGTGGGAAGAGCAATTCCCCAATTTGGTTGTTGCTGTGGGCAAGCAGCTCATGCTCGACACTTTGCTCAAAGGCTCCAGCTACTCTGTGACCGGCCCGTTCCTCGGCCTGATCTCGGGTTCTGGCAACACTTTCTCTGCCTCCGACACCATGTCCAGCCATGCTGGTTGGACTGAGTTCACCAACTACACCGTTGGCGGTTCTACGGTTCGCGGCACGGCGGTGTTCGGTTCTGCCACTTCTTCGGGTTCCACGCCCACCAACGTGACCACTTCTCTTGCTTCGGCCATCACCTACACCATCACCGGTGGCGGCGGCACGATCGGCGGCTGCTTCTTGGTCACGGGTTCTGGCGCGTCGTCCACCCAAGGCAACACCTCTGGTACGTTGTACAGCGCGGGCGCTTTTGGCACCGCAAAAGCCACAACGGCAGGCGACACGGTCAGCGTTACCTACAGCACAACCGCAACTTCTTAAGGAGTCTTAAATGGCTCTGGTCCTCGCGAACCGTGTCCAAGAACAGGCCACGGCAAATACCACTGTAAGCTTCACGCTTACTGGTGCGGCTTCGGGCTTTCAGACTTTTGCTGTTGTCGGTAACGGCAACACCACCTACTACTCGGCCACCGATGCGTCGGGTAATTGGGAAGTCGGCCTTGGAACGTACTCGACGACCGGGCCAACACTGACTCGGACGACGGTCTACGCCTCCAGTAACTCTGGCAGTGCAGTGACGTTCTCTGGAACAGTCACAGTGTTTGTCACCTACCCGTCTGGGCAAGCAGTCAACCTCGATGCGTCTGGCAACGTCAGCGCATTGGGTACTGTTTCCTCGGGTACGTGGCAGGGCAGTACGGTTGGTGTGGCGTATGGCGGCACGGGCGTGACATCTTCGTCTGGCGCGAACTCTGTCGTGCTGCGGGATGCAAACCAAAACATCAGCGTCAACAGCATCACCCAAGCCAGAGCGATTGTCACCTCTGCTGGCGGGACCACTACGCTGACGGCGGCATCGGCGCATTTCCAGATTTTGATTGGCACATCTACCCAGACGTTCCAACTCCCTGATGCCACATTGCTGCCTACAGGATCCTCGTGGATTTTTGATAACGACTCCACCGGCAACTTGACGGTTGTTGACAACGCCAGTGGCGCTGTTGATGTCGTGCCGCCCGGTGGCTATGCCACGGTGTTCTTGGAAAACAATTCGACTGTTGCGGGTACATGGGGCCGTTTTGGCATGATCCCCGGTGAAATCAACTGGGGCACGAACAGCCTAGACCTTGGCGGTACTACGGTTCTCAGCAACGGCTACTGGCAGGGTAACGCCGTTCAACCTGCGTACGGTGGCACAGGGCTCACTACTTTTACCGGTGCCAACAACGCTCTGTACTCCACCAGCTCCAGCGCGTTGACGGCGGGGACGCTCCCCGTAGCCGCTGGCGGAACTGGGTCAGCCAGCCTCACCGCCAACAACGTGCTTTTGGGCAACGGGACATCCGCGCTCCAAGTGGTGGCTCCCGGTGCGGCTGGCAATATTCTGAAGAGCAACGGCACGACTTGGACTTCTGCCGCTCCTTCGACAAACGGGACCGTCACCAGCGTAGCGATGACTGTGCCGACGGGCTTGTCGATCTCTGGGTCACCGATTACCACCTCGGGTACGTTGGCGCTGTCGCTTCAGTCTGGGTACAGTATTCCGACCACAGCCAGTCAAGGGGAGTGGAACTCTGCCTATACAAATACTTTGAAATGGAGTGGTGGGGCGACTGGTTTGGACGCTGCGCTTGGCAGGACAAGCCTTGGGCTTGGTTCTGCCGCCACCATGACGGGGCCTAGCGGCGCTATTGTTGGTACAACCGACACGCAGACCCTGACGAATAAATCGATCACTCCGCGTGTTTACATAGGGTTCGCTCCGTCCGGCTCTCAAACGCCAGATTCCGATTCCTACGACATCATCACCTATGCTTTCGTCGGGGGGGCATTGACCATCAACGCCCCAACGATGTCGCCTGCCACTGATGGTCGCAAGCTGATCTTCAGGATTTACGACAACGGGACGGCGCAAACAATCAGTTGGGCCAGCGGGTTTGGCGGATACAAAGCAATTGGCGTGACACTGCCCACCTCAACTCTCGGGTCATCCAAGCAGATTTATGTTGGCGTGATGTACAACGCTTTGGGTCCAACTGGGCCGGTCTGGGATGTGATCGCAGTGACGAACGAATAATTGGAGGTCGCAATGGAATCGCATGTTTTTTCGTACACCACAAAATATGGGCAATTCACTGACGCCATCGTTTTGGAGGAAGGCCACGGCCTGACCGCAGAAGAGATCGATGCAATGAAACTTGATCGCCTCAATAGGTGGTTGGCCCATCTTGACGGAGTCCACGCACAACAGGCGCAGGAGCCCCAGTAATGGCGACACGGTACTGGGTCGGCGGAACCGGCAACTGGATTACCGGCGGCACCGCCAACTGGTCAACCACCTCTGGCGGCGCGGGGGGCGCGTCGGTTCCTACATCCGCTGACGATGTAGTGTTTGACGCAAATAGTGATGGCGGGAACCCTAGTTTTACAGTTTCTGTCGCGACATCTGGATCTAGTTGCAGAAACTGGACCAACACCGGTGTCGATGTGCCCATGACTTTTACATTTGGTAGCGGCTTGACTACCCTCAATGTCTACGGCTCTGTCACCATGCACGCGACTAGAACCACGTTGGGTGCGTCACTCAATTGGGTTTTTACTGGTACTGGCGGTACTATTACCACCAACGGCGTTAGTTTCGCGGGGGGACGAGTAAACTTTGACAGCAGCACTGGTAGCTGGACGCTTGGTTCCGCTATGAGTACGACCGGCGAATTTAACCTCGTATCGGGGAGTCTTAATACAGCCGGATTTGCTATCTCCTCGACCATAGTTACTTGTTCTGGCTCGGCTGTCAGATCTCTTACTCTTGGCGCTACAGCTTGGGCGATTACCGGCTCGGCGGGTTGGAGTTTTACGTCTACTGGGTTGACGTTCAATGCTGGAACTTCTACGCTGACTTTTTCATCCAGTGGGGTTACATTTAGCCACGCTAATCTCGCGTACTACAATGTGAGTTTTACCGGCGTTTATGGCACGTATGATTTCACCGCGGGAGCGTTTTCTGCTAATAACTTGACATTCGGGGCGTTTACGAGTATTGGAAGCGTCGTTCTTGGCGGTGATATTTCACTTTCGGGTACGCTGTCTTGCGCTCCAGCTACGTCGAATGATAGAAGGCGGTTCATTCGCTCAAACACCATAGGTGCGACCCGAACCATTACTTGCGCTTCGAATGTCACTTCGTTTGGCATGGTTGATTTGCGGGATATTTCGATCAGCGCCCCAACCACGGTTACTGGGACATCGCTTGGTGATTGTGGCGGCAACAGTGGCGTCACGTTCACAGCACCTAAAACCGTTTACTGGAACCTCGTGGCGGGTGGGACGTGGACTTCCACTCCGTGGGCTTTAACGTCCGGCGGCGCGGTCTCACTGGCTAATTTTCCGTTGCCACAAGACACATTGATTTTTAACAACACAGGACTGAATGCTGGTAGCACGGTTTCCCTCAACACATATGTCAACTTACCAAACTTCGATGCTAGTGCGTTGACCAACGCCTGCACCCTGACGAACAACATCACTACTGTCGGCCTTGCAAATTTTTGCGGCAGTTTGTCCGTCGGTAACTTTACTATGGGCGGCACGGCGTCCACCATCTACACATTTACAAGTCGCAATCCGTCGCTTTCTTCGGTCAATACGAACTCGAAGACTTTCACCAGTCAAGTCTACGTTTCAGCCCCCAGTGGCGGCATTAAGATCACCGGAACAAACGCCACATGGACAAACACCAACGGGTTGATCCACACCGCTGGAACAATTGATCTATCTGCGGGGTTCGATATTTCAGCCGTCAAATACACGTCAACCTACGTCTCCGGCGTGGCTCGTGGGTTTGTGTTTGGTGGGTCACTTAATCTATCCACCAGTGGGACTGCCGTTTTCAACGTGGCTGATGGCACTGGGTTCGTTGTGTCTGGTACCAGCGGGTATGTAAAGCTGACCTTCAGCGGCGCTACAGCTACCACCGTTGTTGCCAATTCTCCGTCTGGCCCAACCTCGGCGTTTCCATTCTGGTTTTCTGCGGGAACTTATAACCTCACCTTCCTCAACACCGCGAATGAAGTGGCGAACAGAGTTTCATTTGCTGGGTTTTCCGGAAAGTGGAACAACACGTTTCCAGCAGGAGGGGTAGCTTTGTTTGGCAGTATTGAGTTCTCTAGCGCGATGACGTTTACAACCGGGTACGTTTACTCCTTGTCTGTCGGCGCTGGGGATTCTGGCTCCTACACCATTACTACAAACGGCAAAACCATACCCTTTGCAATGCAAGTTGTTGGCGCTGGCGGCACGCTTGCTCTTGCGGATGCCTACACGGCAACCGCAGGTTTTGCGGTATCGGTGGGAAATTTCAATTTGAATGGCTACACACTGACCACGCCAAGCTTCCTTGTATCTAGCTCCATGCCTAAAAATATCACCTTTAACGGGGGAACAATTTCTGTCTCTGGGGATTTCACAACCGCTAGTGCGGCCAATTTGACCACTACCGCTGGAACTGGGCCCGGGTATATTTCAATGACTTCGCCCAGCGCAAAAAATTTTAGCGGGGGTGGGCTTGACTATAGTGCCGCGACGCTTCAGCAAAGTGGTGCTGGGCCGTTGACAATCAGTGGTAGCAATACGTTTTATGACATTGCAAATACCACGCAGCCTGTGACCGTGCAGTTCGCTGCTGGGTCAACCAACACCTTTTCCAATTTCTCCCTGTCTGGGACGCTTGGGAATCAGGTCACAATCGCTTCCAACACTTCGGCCACGCACACTCTGTCTAAACTTACTGGTACAGTGAACGTGTCCTATTGCACAATCAGCTATTCTGTTGCCACCGGCGGCGCGACATGGAATTCGCTCCTGACAAACGGCAACATTGACAACGGAAACAACACTGGGTGGAACTTTGTAGCGGTAGCGCCTTCCGCCGGTGGTAAATTTTTCACGGTCTTCTAAAGGGTAGCTGATGTTTGGAACCTCTGCATTTGCACAAACACCGTTTGCATCGCTTGCAGGGAGCGGCTTTGCTCTTTCCATCACAGAGAACCTCCTTGCTGAAGACTCGTCAACGCAACAAACAAACTACGCTGTATCCCTGACCGAAGACAGCGTGCTCACTGATCTCAGCTCTACTGGCGCTTTGGTCCTTTTGGAAATTCAGGAAGATTTTGCCCCGGCGGATTCATCGACTATCGGGTCTTCGCTTCTCCAAAGCATTACTGAAGACATCACGGTCGCGGACAGCGAACTGACTCAAACTCAGTTTGCTGTGTCCCGTACCGAGGACATCACTTTGGCCGACGACAACACGGTGTATCTGGCGTTTTCTCTGAGCCTGACCGAGGGAACCGTGACGGTTGGGGACTCCAGCACTCAAGCCTACAACTACGCACAGTCGGTTATTGAGAATCTGGATGCTGCGTCGAGCGAAACTGCGCAAGCAAGTTTTATCCAGACCATCACAGAGAACGTGTCTTTGGCGGATGTCCCAACAATCGGCGCACAGCTTGCTGTATCGATCACGGAAGCATTGACCTCCGGGGATCTGCCAGAGTACGTCTACATCATCAATCTCTCGCTCACAGAAAACCTGACTTCTGATGATGCAAGCCAGATCGGTTCGCAGTTTCTTGAAACCGTGGTTGAAAACCTGAGCCCAGCTGATGCCGCCGCAGTGACCGGCCAGCTTCAGTTCACGATTGCCGAAAATTCCGGGCTGGCCGACAATACGGTGGTATCGGGGTGGATCAAAGTCGTCTCCGCGCAGACTGCAAACTGGACACTGATTGACAATTCGCAACCGTAAGTAGCGCCGCTGTGACGCTGCTTTCAACCAAGGACAAGGCATGAGCACCTATTCCAGCAATCTTCGCATCGAACTGATCACCACGGGTACTCAGGCGGGCACATGGGGCACGACCACCAACGACAACCTGTCAACGGTGCTGGAAGCGGCAATCGCTGGCAGTGTGTCCGTCACCACGGCGTCCGCCAACGAGGCGCTGACCTACCTCAATGGTCCCTCCACCACGGCAGCAGCCAACGCGGCTGTGCGGGCAATTCTGACCCTGAACACCTCGGCGGCGGCAAACTTTGCCGTTTACGCGCCACCGGTGTCCAAGCTGTACATCATCAAGAACGCCAGCTCCTACACGGCCACGATTTACAACTCGACCGTGATTGGGAACACCACGGCGGCAGGAACTGGTGTCGCCATCCCCTCTGGCAAGACCATCGCGGTCTGGTCTGACGGCACGAACTTCGTCCAGCAGGTCACCTACCTGATCTCCCCTGAGTTGGCCGGAACCCCTGTTGCGCCGACTGCGTCTGCTGGCACGAACACCACCCAGATTGCCACCACGGCTTTTGTGCAAGCCGCAACTACGGCGCTCAACTTGGGCACGATGTCTACCCAGAACGCCAACAACGTGGCGATCACGGGTGGCACGATTGCCGGGACGACCAACTCAAGCAACACCTTCACCACGGGCAACAGCATTCAGGGCTTGCTGGAGAAGGCGACCATCACGGCATCCGCCCCCAGTAGCACCACCAACTTTGATGTCCAGACCCAGTCTGTCCAGTACTACACCAGCAATGCCTCAACCAACTTCACGCTGAATGTGCGCGGGGATGGCTCCACTGCCCTGAACTCGGTGATGTCCACCGGTCAGGCGATCACGATTGCCCTGCTGGTGACCTGCGGCTCCACGGCCTACTACCCCAGCGCCTTGACGATTGATGGAACCGCACTGACCCCCAAGTGGCAAAACGGGTCTACCCCAACTGGGGGGTTGGCAAGCTCAGTTAACGTATACGTTTACACCATCATCAAGACGGCGTCCGCCACGTTCACGGTTCTGGCCTCTCAAACCAAATTTGCCTGATCATGCCCATCCTCTCTTCTGTCGCATCAGCCTCTGCCCGAGGGTACGGGTTCAACGGAAACATTTTGGTTCCGGGGAACAGCGGCGTTTTGACCTCTGGTACGTCCTACACCCTGCCGCTGACTTCTGGTACGACAGTGAACATTTTGGTCATCGCAGCTGGCGGCGGTGGTGGCGGCGGTTCTGGCAGGAACGCAAACTATGACGGCTTCAACACCGGTGGCGGTGGCGGTGGAGCAGGTGGAAACGCATACGTTCTAAGTGTCCCAGTTGTGCCCGGCCAGACCATCAGCTATTCAATCGGCAGTGGCGGCAGCGCTGGAAGCTACAGGGATGGCGTTTACACAAGCGGTAGCTCTGGCGGCACTGGGAGCGTGACTACTGCCACGGTTGATGGGAATCTGGTTGCAAGGGCAACCGGAGGTAGCGGCGGCACGGTTTCCCCAAGCGGTAGTGCTGGCGGCGCTGGCTCCTACACGGTTGGCACTCAACTATCAACGCCCACCGCTGGCGGCAGCGCACCGAGCGGGAGCTATTCTGGCGGCGTGGGCGCAAAAGGGTACACCATCACCACCACGGTGGGCACTGTGCTTGGATCTTTGCTTTCCTACGGATCAAACGGGACAACCTATCCGCAGGGGAGCAGCAGCTCAAACACCCCGGGCACTGGGTACGGTGCGGGCGGCTCTGGCGGCAGTGCTTTGCAGTCCGACCAATACAACACGGCCCCGCTGTCTTCAAACGCTGGCCTTGCTGGCGCAGTGTTCATCTGGTGGGGCTATTAAAGTGTGGACCCCTTCACCCTCCTTGCCATCGCCAAAGGCGCTGTCGCTGCCATCAAGCAGGGATGTGAGCTTTACAACGAATTCAAGGGGCATCTGGTCGAGGCCAAAGAGGCCATTGATGAGGCCCGTGGCATCGTCACTGAGGTCACTGGGTTCTGGGGCAACTTCAAGAAGTGGTGGTTTGGAGAGCCCGAGCCCCAGCCAACCGCAGAGCAACCCAAGCCAAAGGCCAAGTCGCGCAAGAAGTTTCAGGAGTTTGACGAGATTGAGGTTCGCCGGGACATTGCCGACAACCTCGTCAAGTTCTTCAAAGCCTTGGAAGCACTCAAGAACCACATCGCCGAGGAGGAGGAGAAGTCCCGAAACGTGTACGACCCCGACCAAAACCTGATGGAAGCCGCGCTGCACCGAGTTCTGGCTCTTGATGAGATGGAGAAGTTGCAGTACGAGATCAGGCAGGTGATGGTGTATCAGACCCCCGGGATGGGAGACCTGTACACCCGAGTAGTCAAGATGGTTGGTGTGATTTCCGAGGAGCAAGAGCTGGCTCGGATTCAGAAGGTCAAAGCGGAGCGGGACGCAAGATGGCGACGAAGAAGGGCGCAGGACAAGGCAACGGACGTTCTTTTGGCGGCAGTGGGAATCGTCCTGCTGGCGGGGTATCTCGGGGGCGCATGGTGGATTCTGGTGAAGGATCGGATGGATCGCTGGGGATTTTGATTGCCATGTTGTCGATGGCGGTCGTGATGTTTTTGCTGGTCTTGACAGCCTTCATGTACATCGACATCCTCGGAGCCAAGGCAGAAGTAAGGGAGCAGCTTGTCAAGCTTGAGAAGTTGCGTCGGGAAGTGGAAAAACTTGCAAAGGAAAAGTAATGCTCAGTCTCATTTCAACCCTAGGTGGCCTCCTGATCTCAGGTTTGCCCAAACTCCTTGAGTTCTTCCAAGACAAGGCGGACAAGAAGCACGAGCTGGCGCTGGCCGAGATGCAGACCATCCGCGAGAAGGAGCTGGCCGTCATGGGCTACGCCGCCCAAGCCAAGGTCGAAGAGATCCGCGCCGACCAGATCGCCATGCAGACCGATGCCCAGATGACCCAAGCGGCTCTGGCGCACGATGAGAAGGTTCTGGAGAAGTCCAGCAAATGGGTGGTCAACTACGTGGGCACTGTGCGCCCGACTGTCACCTACATGTTCGTGCTGGAGTTGATTGCCATCAACCTGTACATGACCTACTACCTGTTTGCCCACCCAAGTCTGATTCAGACGGTGGACGATGTGATCCGCTATTCCGAAATTATTTTCAGTGGTGATGAGATGGCAATGCTCGGGGGGATTATTGGATTTTGGTTTGGAAGCCGTAACTGGAACAAGAAGTGAAGACATCCGACAAAGGCATCCATCTGATGCACCTGTTTGAGGGCTACAGGGACAAACCCTATCAATGCTCTGCTCACATGTGGACGATTGGGTGGGGCCATGTCATCTACCATGATCAACTCAAACTGCCGATGGTCAGGAAGGAAGGCTATGAAGGACTCATCCGTTCGGAATACCCGCTTCGCCCGGAGCATAACCGTGTCTGGAGCCGCCCAGAATTGGTCGGTATATTCAAAGATGACCTCGTCAATTTTGAACGTGGTGTTCTTCGACTTGCTCCCAATCTGTCTGGCCGTCAAGGCGCTTTCGACGCTTGCGTGGCTTTCAGCTTTAACGTAGGTCTGGGGAGCTTCCAAAGATCCACGATTCGTCAGAAAATCGGGCGCAAGGATTGGGACGGAGCCGCCGAGGCATTTATGGTTTGGACGAAGGCCGGTGGCAAGGTTCTCAAAGGTTTGGTTCGCCGCCGAGAGGCGGAACGTGCGCTCTTCCTGAGCGACAAAAACGAAGAAGAGAATTGACATGCCCCTCCAAAAGTTGCAGTTCAGACCCGGTGTAAACAGAGAATCGACCACCCTTGCAAACGAGGGCGGCTGGTTTGAGTCTGACAAGGTGCGCTTCCGCTCGGGCTTCCCCGAGAAGATCGGTGGCTGGGTCAAAGACACAGGGTTTGAAACCGATACCACGCCCAAAGATACCTTTGCCGCCAGCGGCCTTGTGACGGCTTTGCAGCCCACCACCGGTTCGTTCTGGGGGGTCTGCCGCGCCCTTTTCAACTGGATCAACTTGTCCGGCTACAACCTGCTGGGTCTTGGCACGAACCTCAAGTACTACATCCAGAACGGCTCCGGCGGCACGTTCTACGACATCACGCCCATCCGCGACACCCAGTTGGCGCTTGCCAGCGCTTTCACCACTGACACCACCACCAATTCCGGTGGACAGACCACGCTGGTGGTCAATGACCCCGGCCACGGCGCTCAGACTGGCGACTTTGTCTGCATCTCAAACACCTCCGGCCCGGTCAACGGTGTGCTTGCGGCCAACATCGACGGCGAACATCAGATCACATACATCTCGTCGAGCACCTACTCCATCGTGGTGACTGGCACGGCCACGTCCTCCGGCACACCTGCGGTGTCTGCCGACTTTTACTACCAGCTTACAACCGGTTCGGACATCTACACAACTTCGGTTGGCTGGGGCGCTGGCGGCTGGGGTGGCGCTACGACTGGGTACTCTTCGACCGGGTGGGGATCTGCGGCTCCTGCGGGTCTCGGGATTGGCGTTCAGCTTCGCCTGTGGAGCCAAGCCAACTTTGGGCAAGACTTGATCATCAACCCCCGTGGTGGGGCCATGTATTACTGGGCGGTTAACAGCAACCCAAACACCTTTGATCGCGCTCAGATCATTAAGGCTGGCACTGCCATCACCGTTCGGGGCGCTACCGTTACCCCAGACTCCACTTGCCCATCTCTGGTCAACACGACTTTGGTGTCGGACGCGTCTCGTTTTGTGATCGCCCTTGGGTGTAACGACCCGTCGGGCGTTGTGCATGACACTGCACTTGACCCTCTGCTCATCCGTTGGTCTGATCAAGAATCCGTGGCAACTTGGTCTCCGGATGTAGCCAATCAGGCCGGTAGCTACCGCCTGAGCCAAGGTTCTGAGATCGTCACTGGTTTGCAAACGCGCCAAGAAATTCTGGTTTGGACAGATGCCGCGATCTACTCCATGCAGTATTTGGGTGCGCCCTATGTGTGGGGCTTCCAGATTCTTGGAGCCAACATCTCCATCATGAGCCCAAACACTGTGGCGACCGCGAACAACGTGACCTACTGGATGGGCACGGACAAGTTCTACATGTACTCCGGTCGCGTGGAAACACTCCCTTGCACCCTGCGCCAGTATGTGTTTGATGACATCAATCTTGATCAGGCGTATCAGTTCTTTGCCGGGACGAATGAAGGCTACAACGAGGTGTGGTGGTTCTACTGCTCCGCCAATTCGACCGTGATTGACCGCTATGTGATCTTCAACCACTTGGAGCGCACTTGGTACTACGGAACAATGGAGCGCACGGCTTGGACTGACAGCCCCTTGCGCGACTTCCCAATGGCCGCTGGGTATGACGGCATGCTCATTTATCATGAAGACGGAGTCGATGATGGAACCACAAACCCTCCTTCTCCTATCGTTTCTTATTGCCAGTCCTCGGATTTCGACATTGGTGATGGTCATAATTTTGGGATTGTGTGGCGGATCATTCCAGATGTGACATTCGATGGGTCAACTGTCAACAACCCGACGACGGTTTTCACCGTGCGTCCGCGCCAGAACCCCGGGTCAAACTATGGCGACACCGACAATCCAGATGTGATCAGCGCACAAAACTACCAGAACCAGCAGACTTACAACGTCCAGCAGTTCACTGAATACGCCTACGTCCGTGTTCGCGGGCGTCAGATGGCGTTCAAGATCAGCTCAGACGGTCTGGGCGTTTCGTGGCAGCTGGGTACCCCGCGCCTTGATGTGCGTCCTGATGGAAGACGTTAATCTATGACTTTCTTTGTCACATCCACTTACGAACTCAACCGAGTTGTTGCGCCTCGCCTTCCGGCGGCTCCCGTTCAGTACGAGCAACGGTATCAAGATCAGTTCGCTGACATCCTGCGCTTGTACTTCAACCGACTCGACAACATACTGGGGCAACTCATGGCAACGATGGAAACCATTCCTGTATCAATCGGCGGCACGAATGTCGATGCGTTTGGACGACTGCGTGTCAGTCAGCCGTACACACTGTTTGATAGCCAACAGCAATACGGTGCTGACACTCAGTTCGACACATCCACATCTGGCACTGGCACGACGACCTACAACGCTGATCAGGCATCTTTGTACATGACGGTGGGCTCAGGCGGTGCGGGGTCTGTGGTGCGACAAACGTATCGTTGTTTCCCGTACCAGCCGGGCAAGGGGCTTCTGGTGCTTGCCACATTCTGCATGGATGGCAGTTCAAACGTTGGTCTGACCCAACGGGTTGGTTACTTTGACACCAAGAATGGCGTGTACTTCCAAAGAGTGGATGGCACGTACTCATTCACCCTACGCTCTTATGTCACTGGCACGGTGGACAACAGCCGAAATGTGACGCAAGCCAATTGGAATGGCGACAAGCTAGATGGCACTGGCCCTTCTGGCTTCACTCTTGATCCAAGCAAGTCACAAATTTTGTGGATGGATTTTGAGTGGCTTGGAGTTGGATCGGTGCGCTGTGGCTTCATCATTGACGGCCAGTACATCGTCTGCCACACATTCAATAACGCCAACGAGATCACCACGACCTACATGACGCGGGCCACCTTGCCCGTGCGCTACGAGATCACATCGACCACAGGGATCGCCGCCACCATGAAGCAGATTTGCTCATCGGTTGTGTCGGAAGGTGGGTACGAGCAGTACTCGGTGGGGAACGTAGCTCGACGCACTACGAAATTGTCGAACATCCAATTGACGTTTAAACCCGTCGTCTCGATTCGCTTGGCATCCACATCGCCCAACGCTGTCATTGTCCCGGCAAGGATTCAAGTGATTGCGATCACGAGCCAGAACTACGAGATTGCCCTGTTTAAAAACCCAACTCTTACCGGTGCGTCGTGGGGCGCAGTGCCGACGGATGCCAACGTGGAGCAAGACACAAGCGCCACTGCAATGACTGGCGGGACAATCATTCAGACTGATTACCTCAACGCCACGGGCTCTGGCGGCTCTCAACCTTTGGTTGATCCTGCTGGCTACAACTGGGCGTTCCAGCCCGGTGTTTCTTTGGCCGGAGTGTCGGACATCATCACCGTCGGCATCAGGACAATCGACTCTGCAACCCCCGCTGGTGACTGTTATGGGTCATTGTCTTTCTGGGACTTGACAGCTTAAAATTGCTCAAAAGGATCAACTCATGAGCCTCAAAGCCGCCGCACAACATCTCGCCAGTCAAGGACGTGGGCCAGATACCACCCTTGTCCACATGTCCCCCCGCGAGGTGAGGAGCCTCCAAGAGCTTGCGATGGCTCACGGCGGGTCTCTCAGTATTAACCCTAGTACCGGTCTCCCCGAGGCTGGTTTCCTCGACAACCTGCTGCCCACGATCATCGGCGGCGCAGCTGTCGCCCTCACCGGCGGCGCGGTCACCCCTTTGATGGCCGGGCTTGGCGTTGGCGGTTTGGAGGCCTTGCGCTCAGGTGATGTGGGCAAAGGCTTGATGGCAGGTCTGGGGGCCTACGGCGGCGCTGGCCTGATGGGTGGTTTGGTTGGCGCTGGCGGTAGCGCTGTCGGAGAAGCGGCGGGTGACATAGCCGGACGGGTCGGCAGTGGGGAGCATGGCTTAGCAGCCAACCAAGCAGTCGCGGCTCAGAGTCCCTTCAGTCTTGCTGGCGAAGGTGTCAAATCCGTTTTCAACAACCCCAAAGGCATCAGCGCAGGGCTTGAGTCCATTGGGCGCAATATGGATACTGGCTTTGGAAGCAGCCCCCTCATGAAACTGGGAACCACTGCCGCCGCTGCCGCCGCTCCTGCGTTGTTCTCCGAACCAGAGTTCGAGACCCCACAAACCAAGAACGAAGCGGCTCCTGTTCGCTCGTACTCGGCCAACCCCACAATGCCCACGCCGCAACCCAACGTGCCGCGCCCCATCGACTACCGGAACTTTGTGCCGGGCGTCACTCCCTCTCCCCAGTCGCAGAACTTCGGAGTCGAGCAGCGGTACTTCAACCCCATGTTCTACGCAAACGGTGGTCCCGTCGAGCAAATGTCCCAAGCCAACTCTGTCGGGGCCAACACTGGCTACCCGCAGGCCGACATCCGTGGGCACGCCTACGCCACGCCTTGGCAAACCCCCGTCTCCCAGAACATGGTGACCGGCGTTGCTGACACTGGGGTTAACCCTATCACTGGTGAAATGTCGTTCGCTGACGGCGGCGTGTCCCACCTTGGCGATTACTCGGACGGTGGCCGACTGTTGCGCGGGCCGGGCGACGGCGTGTCCGACGACATCCCTGCTACGATCGGCAACAAACAGCCAGCCCGTCTGGCCGATGGTGAGTTTGTGGTACCGGCCCGGATCGTTTCCGAGCTGGGCAACGGCTCGACTGAATCTGGAGCACGCAAACTGTACGCCATGATGGACCGCATTCAAGCTGGCCGCAAGAAGACGATGGGCCGTGGCAAAGAGTTTGCCAAGGACAGCAAGGCCGAGCGCCACTTGCCCGCCTGATGGATATCAGTCTGGTTCCGGTTGGGCAGGTGGCGCGGGCAATTCCTGTGCTGCTGCCTTACCTGAAGGTGTCCGAAGAGTGGGCGCATGGGCGGGCAACGGCTGATGACCTGATCCGGTTTGTGCTGAACGGGCAGATGTTTTTGTGGGTTGTGTTTGAGGATGACAAGGTCTACGGCCATGTGATCACGGAGATCAAGCAGTACCCGCAGTGCAAGATGTTGGTGATCCAGTATTGCGCGATGGATACTGGAACACTGGAAAAAATCAACCCGAAGATGCAAGACATTGCAGAGCGTTTTGCCAAAGACGCAGGTTGTGCAGGGATTGAATTTGTGGGTCGCCCCGGCTGGAAGCAGACCGCCCGTGAATACGGGTACGCCGTGCAAAGCGTAACGTATCAGAAATTTTTTGAAGAGGTCGCATCATGAGCAGTGGTGGGCAACAAAAAGCAAGCGAACAGACAACAATTACGGAACTTCCGGCGTGGGCGAAACCGTACGCGCAAGACGTGCTGTCCAAGGGCCAAGCTCTGACGGACGTCAAACAGAATCCGTACCAAACCTACGGCGCACCTCGCGTTGCTGGTTTCTCCCCGATGGAGGAGCAGTCCTTCTCCGGTGCGGCCAACCTTGCGCCGTCGCAAGCAGGTCTGGCCGGACAGGGCGTGGCGCTGGGTGCGAGTCTTGGGGCCATGGACACTGGGCAGTTTGGCCCTCGTCAGGCCCAGCGGTACATGAACCCGTACTTGGAGTCGGCACTGGCTCCCCAGATGGAGTTGATGCGTCGTCAGCAGGGCGCTCAGGCTCAGCAGATGGCGGGTCAGGCCACACTGGCCGGTGCTTTTGGCGGCTCTCGATACGGTCTGGGGCAGGTTCAGCAGAACCTTGCCAACCAGCTTGCTCAGCAGAACTTGGTTGGTCAGGGCTACAACACCGCGTACCAGAACGCGATGGCCCAGTTCAACGCCGATCAGGCCCGTCGTCTCCAAGGCTTGCAGACCTCCTTGCAGGGCGCACAGACCCTTGGTGGCCTCGGCCAACAGCAGTTCGGCCAACAGGCTCAAGCGATTGGCATCCAGAACCAGCTTGGCGGGCAGCAACGTGGTTTGGAACAGCAGGGCCTTGACGTCGCCTATCAAGACTTCCTGAACCAGCAGAACTACCCCTACCGCCAACTTGGCTTCATGTCCGACCTGTTGCGCGGCACTCCCACGGGTCAGTCCACCACGACCAACATGTACCAAACGCCCGGCAGCATCATGGGCCAACTGGGCGGCATTGGCATGGGCGCTTATGGCCTGAGCAAGGCTGGCCTGTTCAAAGAGGGTGGTGAAGTTGACAGCTATGCCGAGGGTGGCGAAACTGATCTTGACATGCTGAGCGATGATCAGCTGAAGGTTTCGTACCAAAATGCTCTGGCGCGGGGCGACATCCTGACGGCCCAAGCCATTCAAACACGCCTTGCTGAAAACACGGCTCTGCGCAATGCTCAGCAAGCTTCGCTGTCGCGTGGCCTCGGTTACGCATTTGATCAGCTTCCCGCTGAGCAACAGAACAACGTGATCTCTGCCGCAGGTGGTGGCATCGTTGCGTTTGCTGGTGGTGGGAACAAGGGCGAATACTACCAAGACCCGCTTGGGACGCCTTCGGCGGCGGAACCCGATGACTCTGGTTACAGCATCTTCAAACAGGACATTCGTGAAGGCGAAGAGTATTCGCCGAACCTGTTGGGCATGTTGTTTGGGTACAACCGCTTGCCCCCCAAAGAGAAGAAAGCGGCAGAAACTAAAAGCGCCGCTCCTTCCGGCACTCCGTACGATCCTCTGACGGCCACGCGCCGTGAGGATTTTTCTGACGCGCCCCCCGCAAAAGCACCGGCAAAAGCACCCGCAACAGCGTCGGGTGCCGCGGCTCCCACACCGGCAAAATCCATCACGGAAGCCGTCAAGCGGACCAGCATGCCTGATGCCATCAAGCAGATGCAAGAAGTCTTGAACGATCCTGAATCCGCAAAGCTCATTCAAGAGAACGCGGATGAGATCAAACGCTACGCCGCACGCGCAGAAGACGTGAAGAAGCAGCGCGGTGCAAACGCTCTGGCAGAGTTTGGATTCCGCATGGCAGCAGAAGCGTCCAAGCCGGGCTCCACCTTCTTTGGTAGCGCGGCAGCGGCCAGCCCGACCATCACGGAGTCGCTCAAGAAGTCCGAAGAAGTCGAACAGCGCATGGCTGACAACGCCATGAAGATGCGCCAGTTGCAGAACCAGTCGGTCATTGCGATGCGCAAGGGTGATCGTCAGTCGGCGATCCAAGGCGCAGCACAACTTCGTATGCTTGAGCAGTCGCAGGAACAACTGGCGCTCCAACGAGATCAGTTGGCTGAAACCATCCGCGCCCACAAGGCGACGGAATCCATCCATCGCGAACAGCAGAACAAGCCCAGTGAAACTGAGCGTATCTTGGCAAAAGTTGAGAACATCCGCAGTGGCAAGGAGTCGTATGCCGGTATGACTGGTGAAGAGGGTGTAGCTGCCTACACTGCGGCGATGGGCGATGTCGGCGCGGCTCGCTACGGTGTGCGTTACTCGGGACAAAACAAAGACATCGAGCGCTACACGAACATCCTCAAGGACGACCAAGAGTACAAAATGCTCAAGGTTCAGCGTTCACAGCTTGCCGGGCAAGCAGAACCCAACGACAAGCAACGTGCCAAGCTTGCGCGGATTGACAACCGCATTGCGGAGATTGAGGCTCGTGCGCGTAGCAGCGCAGGTATGGGTCAGGGCGCTGGCCCGGTGCAGGGAGCACCGCAAGTTCCTCCGCAAGCGATTGCCGCGTTGCGTGCAGATCCCCGCTTGCGCGATCAATTTGATGCAAAATATGGACGAGGTTCGGCAGATCGATATCTAGGAGACTGAGATGGCTAACTTCTTTGACCAGTTTGACGCTGAGCAAAAAGGTCGGCCACAAGGGAACTTTTTCGATCAGTTCGACAGCGGCGCTCAACCCAAACTTGGGCCAACCGAATCTGGTGGGTTCACGGGCTCTTTCCTTGAGTCGCTCAAGGAACGCTTCTCCACCGCACTCCCAGCGGCCAAGTTGTACACCGGGCTGGGTGACCAGAGCGAAGCTACCAAGCAATTGTTGGCTGCGAACCAAGCTTCTGAAGAAGCGTTCAAACAAACTGAATTCAGCGACATTGGTGACTCCTTGAAGCAGGGGCGCTACGGTGAGGCCCTTGGCAAAACCGTGGACAAGTTCAAAGAAGTCGCGGGTTCTTCTTTCGGTTCCATGGCCCCCGCCATGGTGGCTGGTCGCGGCGCGGCCATGTTTGGTGGCCCCGTTGCCGGCCTGACCGCGTTTGGGCTCGTGTCCCTCGGGTCGTACATCGCCGACAACATTGGCCGGCAGAAACAAGAACAGCAAAAGCTGGGGCGTGAAGGCGAGGACATTGATCGTCTGTCTGCATCAGCGGCTTCTGCTGGGCAGGCGGCGCTGGACGTCTTCGGCTTCAAGTTCTTCAAACCGTTGGGCAAGCTGGTCGGCATCGAAGGCAAAGAAGCCGCCGATCGCGCAGCGATGGAGATTGTGGAAGCCGCCACAAAACCCAACGCGTACAAACGTGCTGTGGCCAAAGGGCTGGCGGAAGGTATCGCGTTTGAAGTCCCGCAAGAAGTGGCGCAGCAGGTTCTGGAGCGTTGGCAAGCTGGGCTCCCCCTTGACCCGTTCACCGACCCTGAAGCCGCCAAAGAGTACGCCGAAGCCGCCGGTGGGGCGTTGTTGCTTGGTGGTCCAATGGGCGCGGGCAGCAAGGTCATGCAGACCTACGCAGCCCGTCAGACACCCGAGGGCCAAGCTCTTTTGAGTCCCGCTACGCAAGGGTCGGTTTACGACACGCTCTCTAAAGGAGAAGAAGATGTTGCAGGATTTGAGCCAAGAGAAGATCGAACTGGCGCTGAAATGGCTGGACAGCCCGGTGCTATCGCCCCCGCCGCAGGAGCTGGAGAACTTGACACAAGTAGAATGGTATCTGCTGGACAACCTGCTCCAGCTGCTGTTGAAAGAGAAACAGAACAGCCAAGTTCACTGACCGACGACACGCTTGAACGTCTCGACACGTTCAAGCGGCAGTACCAAGATCTCCGAAACGAAGCCTTGTCCTTGATGGGCCAAGGCGCTATGACGCCCGGGCAGACCAATCAGCTGCGCATGGTCCAGCGTGATTTGAGTGCTGTCGTGGACGCCAACGCCGACTTGCTTCGCAACCCAGAGCTGGTTGCCCAGCTCAAGAACCCGGTCTTCAACGGAATGGCCGCACTGCCGTCTCAAGGCGAACTGATCCCCACCGCCTCTGCTGTGCATCGCAAGATTGCCGTTGCACTGACTATGGGTCGTCGCGATCCGCAAGCCGCCGCAGCTTTCTTGCAAGGGCAGAAGGAACGCTTGCAGCAGCGCTACGACAACGGCGAGTACAACCAAGACTGGGCACGGTCTGTCGCCAAGAGCTACAACCTGACGCAGGGTGAAGCGGTGCAACGCTACCAAGAGTTGGCCAAGGCCCACCTGCAACAGCAGATGGCCGAGATCGATCAGGCAATCGCCGACGTGTCTCGCCAGAAGTCATTGGCCAGCCGCGCCCCCGAACAGCAGCAAGGTTTGTTTGACGAAGATGAGGCTGCGGCCAAGCTTGAAAAAGCTATCTACGGGGGCGAGGCTTCTCAACGCAAAGTGATCGATGAGACGTTTGGTGCCCCAGCGCCAAGCACCCTAAAACCGCGAACAGCATCGGTTAATTTCAAATCGAACAGCACTACCGGCATCGTTTCTAATGAATCTGTGCTTGGTGGTCTGCGCCGAATTGCTGAAGACGACGATATCGCGTCGGAGTACCCCAATCGAGTGGGCGCAGTGATGCTCACTGGTTTAGATCGTCAAGATGGCGGGCAAAAAGGTCGAGCTTCTGATGTATTGAAAGCGTTGACCGCATGGGCGGACAAAAATAATGAACGCCTAGTCCTGATGCCTGCCGCCTCCGGAGATTTAACCCAAGCGGATTTAGTTAAATGGTACGAGCGTAACGGATTTGTTTCTCGAAATGACGGCGCTATGGAGCGTGCCCCCGCCGCAAAACAAGAACGCGTCGCGGAGCCTACAGCCGAAGAATCCGAAATCCAGCCCGGGCTCACTGAGAAACAAGTTGGCAAAGAAGGCGTACCCGCTGAGTTCAGCGCCGAGCACATTTTGGGTACGCCAGAAGGTCGGGCCGTGCAGCAGCTTTTTGGTGGGATTAAGTCCGCTGCTGGTTCACCTAGCGAGACCCAGAAGCATCAGTCCTTGTTGCAGAACATTGCCAAGGTGTTCACTGAATACGACATCATTAGTATCAGTGAACGCGCTGGCGCGGGTATGCGTGCGGCGCTTGAGTTTCTCCAAAATAAATTTGGTGGCGCCGACGCTTTTCAAAATTTGCTGTCTCGCTTGGGCACCATGTCAGCAGAAGCACAGTCGAAACTTTTCAAGCAGCTTCGATTGCCTGATCTCACGACCCGCCGTGGGCTGGAAGACTTCCAGCGTGAGGTTGAGAAGTATCTGGAGCAGCGCACGCTTACCGGCGGAGGCGTCAAGATCCCCACAAAATCTACGTCTGCTGGACGTGGCATCTTCCCGTACAGCGAAGAGATCTCGGTTGGTCTCAACGAGGCCAAATCTTTCCCTCCATTGGAAAGCGGCCAGCCCCGCCGCCCCGAGATGCGTATTTATGATAAAAAGTACAAGGTCTCCGACACTCGAATTCGTCAGGCCGTCAAGTTTTTGCGCCAAAAGATTGAAGCGCGTTTGAAGCTCACGCCTGAAGACATCGCTGCCAAGACTTATTTAGACAACAAATCCCGTAGCACCTTTGGTGACGTGCTTCGAGATTTGGCGTGTGATTTGGCTATGTTCAAACTCGACCCCAAAGAGCACGGAGCCAACTCCCTGTTCCGTGGAGAGGGTGGTAAGTACGCAGAAAACTTCCGTGCATGGCTTGAGAAGAACACAGACAAAAACACAATCGAGCTTCTCGATCAGCTGATTGCGGATCAGACTGCCACCTTCGAGGCCGAAAAGCTGTTTGACTCGTATGTCAGCGACTACAACCGCAAGTTGGAAAAGCTGGCTGAACAGCGCCAAGACGACTACGAGAAGCGCACCGGTAAAAAGCTGACCCGTGCGCCCGGCCAGCGCAAACCGCGCAAGGTCGTTCAGACCAAAGTAGCCGAGGCAGTTGGAGAAACCACCGCCGAAGAAACTGAAGAGACACCTGATGTAGAGGCCATCACAAAGAACCTTCCGCAGGTTAAGTGGCTCGGTCTCCATACCGCCATCTTCCGCACCCTTGAAAAAGGTGACGTGCGTGGTGCGCTTGAGATCATGGCCGGAGGCAACGGTTACTACTCGTTGCTGGCTCAGCGCCTTTTGGACGCCGGGATCGATGCAAAAGTCCGCTTTATCGACAACAGCACGATGGAGTCGCTTAACGACAACCCGATGGATAAACGGGTCTTGGACAGCTACATCAGTTCTGTGTCCAAGATTGTTGAAGCGTTGGCGGCTGGTGATATGAAGGAAGAATTGCTCGCCAAGTTGAAGTCAAGCGACCCCAACCTTGTGGGCAACGCGTTGTATCAGGTGGCTGGTACGGCAAAACAATCAGGCGGCACGAAGAGCCAAATTCAAACACTTGAAGACGCATACAAGTTTTTCCAAAACAACTATATGTGGCGGGGAAAGTTTGCCCCCGATAAAAATGAGATTGTGTTTCGCCGCTCGAATGGATTGACTAATGCTTTGTTCTTGCACGAGGCTATCCATGCGGCTACGGCTTCTGCCATCAACAAGTCTGAGAAGCTCACCGGGATCCGCAAGCAAGGTTACGACCAGCTCAAAGAGTTGTTTGAGTACTCGCAAAAAGCACTGAAAGATTTGCAGGTCACCGACGGCAGTCTCTACGGGTTGACCAACCTGCACGAGTTTGTTGCCGAGGCCATGACCAACCCCTTGTTCCAAGCGCATCTGCGCAAGCTGGCGTACAAGGCGTCGCCGTTCTCGTTGTGGACTCGTTTCACCCAAGCCGTCCGCAAACTGTTTGGCATCAAGAACGACAAGAGCATCGAATCCAACGTGTTCAATGAAGCCCTGCTGGCTACGGATGCGTTGATGCCCGGCGGCATCACCGGTAAGGAAGATGTGACAGGAACCGGCGGCGCTATGGCGGCTGCGTTCTTCCCCAAAGGTGTAGCCAACTCCAAGACCGCGCTCAACAACCTGATGACTTCAGGCTCTTGGAATGAAGCCAAAGCCAACTGGCCCCGGTTCTACAACAGCTTGAAAGCCGACATGCGCCCCGGCGTGCTGGGCTTCCTGACCATGCGCCAGATGGCGGATATTGTGGGCGGGCGTATCCCGCAGCTGAACAACTTCATCCGCGTGGCCGAAGAGTTCATGGCCCGCAAGAACGAGATTCTGACCCTCTCCGGTGACATCTCCAAGCGTTGGGAGAAGCTGCAAGCTCGCAACCCAGATATGTCTCGTCAGCTGGGCGCGGTCATGCACCGAGCCACGATCAATGAGATTGACCCTGACCCCCAGAGCATCTTCACGTCTCAAGCGCAACGCGCCAAAGACCCGGATCTGACCAAGATGTGGAACGCCCTCGACGCTGAGGCCAAGGCCATTTACCGGCAGGTGCGTGACTTCTACGAAGACCGTTACTCCGAGTACCGTCAGACGTTGAACCGACGTTTGATCGCCATGAACCAGTACGGGGTCTCAGAAACTACTATCAATGAGATTCGCGCCGAGTTCGACAAAGCGCGACGCAAGGGGCCGTACTTCCCGCTCATGCGTCATGGGCGGTTTTGGTATCAGGTCGGCACTGGCAACACCCGTGAGTACTACATGTTTGAGTCTCAGGGTCAGTTGGAAGCGCACCTCGCGGACAACCCCCGCAAGGACGAACTGACTGCCTCGGGGTCGCAGTACCGCGAGCAGCAAGACCTGCACGCTCGCCAGTCTCAGTTCTTGAAGGCTACGTTCGACGCGATCGACAACTCGTCCGCGTTGAACGCACAGGATCTGAAGGACTCCGTGTACCAAGCATGGCTGTCTACGCAGCCTGAGTCGAGCTTCCGCAACCAGTTCGTGCATCGCCAGAAGGTGGCCGGCTACTCGGAAGACGCCCTGCGCAACTTCGCCAAGTCTTCGTTCCACATGGCCTATCAGTTGGCGCGGTTTGAGCACTCCTCAGAGATGTTCTCCCAGATCGCCGCCGCTCGCCTTCAGTTGAAGGAACGCGTGAAGCCTGCTGATCCCGCCAACGTGAAGACCATGCGCGAAAACAATGAATTGAGCGACTACGTGAAGGAGATGGACCGCCGTCTCACGTTGATGCTCAACCCGACTGACATCGGCACGATCCCCTCGGTGCTGTCAAACATCGGCTTCATCTGGTATCTGACCGCCCCCGCCTCGGCGATCGTCAACGTGTTGGGCGGCATGGTCATCGGCTTGCCCACACTGGTGGGTCAGCAGGTCCGGCTCAACCCCAATATGTCATACATCAAGGCCACCCTCAAGGCGCTCGGCGAAATGAAGACCGTGGCTGCCGAGATCATGCGAACGGGGTTTGCGTTTGAGAAGGGCGCACGTCTCAAGGACAACATGCTGCACTTCCCGTCTTTGACCCGCTCCTCCACCCTGAGCGCCGTGGACAAAGCAGCGTACGACCGCTTTGTCGCGGATGGCCTGATCGACATCACCGCCACCTACGACCAGTCGGGCTTGGCCGCATCTCCTACTGAGTCCTACACGGGCACGCGCCACCGCGTCATGCAGGCTCTGTCCAGCTTGTTCCACAACGCTGAACGGTTCAACCGAGAAGTTATGGCGATGTCCGCTTTCCGCACGGCCATGGAGAAGCGCAAGGACTACGCTGATAAAACCCAAGCATTCAACGAAGCCATCGCTGAAGCCAAGGACGTGACCAACCGCTCGATGTTTGACTACTCGTCCATGAACAAGCCGCGCTACTTCCAGCACCCGGTTGCTCGTGTGGTGTTGCAGTTCAAGCAGTTCCCGCAGCAGATGACTTTCTTCTTGGCCCACAACTTCCTGAACATGATCAAGGGGGCGTCGCCTGAAGTCCGCCGTGAGGCCACCGCCCGATTCGTCGGAACCATGGGCATGGCGGGCATCTTCTCCGGGGCCACCGGTCTGTGGGGCTTCTCGACCGTAGCCAGCATTTTGAATGCGGTGATCAATGGCTTGGACGACGAGCGGGACGAACCCTTCGACTTTGAGTTGGAGTTCGTCAACTGGGCCAACGAGACCTTTGGCAAAGGTCTGGGCATGTTCATCTCCCGCGGCATCGGCAACGCGGTCGGCGTGGACTTGGCCAGCCGCACCAAGCTTGACGAGATGTGGTTCCGCGACGGGCGCAAGAACCAAGACGAGGTGGAAGCCCTGCAATCATTCCTCGTGGAGCAGCTTGGCCCCACCGTTGGGCTTGGCATCAACGCCGCGCAAGCCGTCAAGCTGTGGAACGAAGGCCACGCCGATCGTGCGCTGGAGATGGTGGCCCCTGCCTTTATCAAGAACCCGCTGGTCGCTGCCCGTTACGCCCGCGAGGGGGCCAACACGCTTGCAGGTGACCCGCTTGCCGAAGATATTGGGTCTTTCGACCTACTGATGCAGTCCCTCGGTCTGCGCTCTGCGGACATCGCGGAGCGCCAGTACTACAACATCACGAAGAAGGGGCAGGAACAGGCCATCCTCAAGGAGCGCCAGAACCTGCTGAACCTGTACGGCATCAGCTTCATGGCCGGCGACTTTGAGTCGAACGACAAGGCGCTTGAGAAGATCATGAAGTTCAACGAGAAGCACCCGTCGGTGGCGATCCCCTCGGACTCGATCATTCGTTCGATCGAGCAGCGTGCCAAGAAGTCGGCCATGACAGACCATGGTCTGTACATCGACAAGCGGATGCTGGGGATGAAGAGCGAGAGCTATCTGGACTAAAAAAGACCCCCGCCTAGGCGGGGGGTAAGTTCGGAGAAATGACCGAATGTGCAACTACAGGAGGATTGTAGCGGCTGACTCGCCACACGCGCAACCCCCGGATGCCGTCCTCCACAACCAACTTAATTAAAACTTTATACCCCAATCTACGCATCTTGGTTTCGATACGTTCCCGCGCTTCCTTGTCGCGGATGCACGGGATGAAGAAAGAACTCCCGATGGTGAAGTTCTTCCAGTCGATGCTGTAGAAAACGCCTTCAATTCGCACTGGGCTGTTGGGATGTGGCGGGGGACACGCCAAGCAGGTCGGCGTCAAACTCAAGCGCGATGACCGGCGGCGCGTTGATCTCCGTGCCGGCATCGAGCTTGGTGCGGATCTCCCCGGTGAACGCGCCAGACTTGTGGAGCTCGGTGAGCATGTCCCCGAAGGAAACCTGCTTCTCCACGCAGTACTGCCGAAGCTCGTGCTTGATGATGTACATGCGGCGGGTGTCGGGCTCGTAGCGGACGATGAGGGAGCCACGCGGCATGACGATTGGTGCGGCGGCGATGTTGTTGCGTGAGGTGCTCTTGCGGTTGCACACCAAAATGTTTGAGTTGTGGTACAGCAAGAACTCGCCAATCAGCGCCGCAAAGTCTGTGTAGGTCAACCTCGTGTTGTCCTGCATCGACTTCACTTCCTCGACCACCCAGTCAAACACACGCCTCACGTTGATGTTGTGGAGGCCCAGTTGAGAGGACGCCACCAGAGCGCCAGTCAGGTTGGCCGCTACCGTGGCTGACCAGAAGCGTTCACGGGTCTGGATCTTCACGGCGTCGTCAAACCGCATCTGCATCTTCATGGCTTGCTCCACGACCTCTTCCAGATTCTGGACAAGGTACTGGGCGTAGGGTTGCCCGGCTAGGCCGTGATGCCGATACAGACCCCCGAAGATGTGCTTGGCCCGTGCCTTGTCGAGGTTGTTTGTCGGGTCAATCTTGTACTGCATCAGGCGCATGAGTTCGCCCTCAGAGGTGGCCTTCATCGCTTCCAGCTTGTCCGTCATGCTGGCGTTCGACGTAGCCACCATGATCGTCGCCCAAAACCCCTGAGCCTCTCGCTCCTCGTTGACCGAAGCTTTCATGCGGCGGCGCGGCGCACCTTGGGTCACGCTGTACGCGAGGTCTGAGAAGTCATCCCCGCTCAGCTTCGTGATCTCGTCCACACCCAGAGGCAGGTTGTTCATCACGGCCATGCGGTGCAGCTTGACGTTCAAGGTGTCTCTCCACTGGAGCATCAGCTCGTCGGGGTGACCCCACACGCTGTTCATCACCTGAAGAATCGTTGACTTGCCCGTACCAGAGCGGCTGTTCACCAGATTGATGATGCTCCCTTTCACGCCCATGAATTTGAGCAGGGGTGCGCCAAACGCTGAGAACACCGCGAACGCATGGGGTTCAAAGCCCGGCATGTCGTAGACATTGACGATGTTGCGCCACTCGTCCAACGATCCAACGGGGCGCAGGGCCGCGCTGACTTCACGGGTTGCCTTTGACGGTGGGCTATAGCGTACAAACGTCGGCCCAATCTCTCGATCTCCGAGGATGAACCGGCTGTCTTCGTCGGCCCAACCACATTGAACACGCATCATCTCAATCTCCTGCTCGACTTGAAGACTCTTGGCGCACGCCACGAGGTAGTTCAGAATTCGGTTCATCTGTCCCGGCAACGCGATCACACCGTGAAAGGACATCACGCGGCGCAGTTCATCTTTGCTGAGCGCCTCAACGAGCGTCACCGCAAACTCCTTGACCTTGTCACGCGGCAAGGAAAGCCGCACCAGCACAGTTTCGCCTTGCTGGGGGTCGTACATCCGCTTCATCAAGAATAGGTCGTACTCGTAGACCAGCTTGACGCCGCTTTCCGGGTCTTCGTCTGATTCTTCCTCTTTGGGCATGTTGTAGAAGATGCCGCCGTTCTTGCCCCGGAAGTAGTTCGTCGGCAGGTTGGGCACAACGAACTCGGGTTTGAAGTGGGTCACGGGTCCGTCGCCCGCTATGGTGTCGCCGGGGTTGGACTTGGCGATCTCATGGCCAAGAACGATGGGGGACTTGATCTTGCCCCAGTGCTGGCAACCCGAGCAGATGTTGGGGGAGAAGTCGTCGAATGTTTCGCAGGTGTACGGACCTTTGATCTGCGCGGCCTTTTTCTCGGTGGCCGTGGGGTCGTACTTGGGATGCTTGCGGGAGATGAAGTGGATTGCCTTGTCGCGATCCACGCAGTGTTGGGCGATTGAAAGCCCTGCCCGCCACATCGGCTCGTCGGCTTGATGTTGGTTGGCGATGATGTACTTGAGCTGCTCACAGCCCGTGCCGTTCTCTGTCTTCAGAAGAATGGTTTTGAAGCGGGACTGACGGTTGCCCATCAGGGCTTGCATGAAAGGATCCAACTGCTTGGGTTGGGAGACTTTCTTCCGGGGCCGCAACGGGCCAATCTTCTCAACGAAGTCGTCGTACGAAATCGGTTCGGAAGTGTGGACGACCAGCACATCATGTGCGGGGTCATCCTTGAAGTTCTTCGTGCCGGGGATCCTCAATACCCTTGCGGCATCAGCAGGTACATCGGGGTCAATGTAAAACCCCTTCTCCATGCACCGTGCTTTGAAAGTGTGCGCGGCATCCAGCCACTTCTCTTTGTCCACCGCCTCGGTGAGCGGCCAGTACACATGCCAGCCGCGACCGGAGTTGACGATGGTCGGCTTGGGTAAACCCAAGGCTTTGCACAACTCTCGCAGGGCCAGCATCCCTGCTTGTTGATCGATGTAACCTTTGATGCGCCCACGCTCATCTGGTTCGGCTTTTGTTGGGCCGCAATCAATGTCGAGGAAAAAGGACTGCATCCACCCGCAGTTGTCGGCCTTTCTGTTTTCGTTGGTCTTGAACTTCCCCAGACCGTAGAAGGCATCCATCTTCTGGTTGACCAGTCGATCCGCCGCATCATTGACCTCTTCAAGGGTCTTGTAAAACTTCTGAGACTTGATTTGCCCTTGATAAAGTCCGACCACACAGTACCAGCCATCTGTGTGGGCGACGACTTGATCCAGCAAGGATACGTCCGCCATAACAATCCAATCAACACGTCAAGAAGAAGGGGGAGAAGGGGCTGACGGATACCCCGTTCGCTCCGTCGAGCTATCTCCCCCAAACTTTTACAGAGGGTACAACTCGCGGATCTTCTGAACCATTGCTTTTCTAGGTTCGGTCACACCCGTGAACCAGAAATAGACAGCTTGGCGCGTCACTTTGAGCTGCTGCGTGACCTCAATAACAGAGATGTTATTTTTGATGCAGTACCGCCCAAAGCGCACGCCGAACAGCTTTCCATTCGCGGCCTTGTTGCGCTTCTGAAGATGGATTGAATATCCAATCATTCGTCGCCCCATTCATCGATGAGCGTGTTGAGCCCGCTCTGCTTGGCGGCGGGCGGTTCCGCTTTCTTCTTGGCGGCGGGCGCGGGGGCGGCGGCAGGAGCGGCGGCAGGAGCGGCGGCAGGAGCGGCGGCAGGAGCGGCGGCAGGAGCAGCGGCCTTGAGTTGCGCGGCGGCTGACCCAGCGGGCGCAGTCAGCTTGGGAACGGTGGTAGCGGCGGTCTCACCTTTCTTCTTGAAGTTCAGCTTGCCAGCGTTGATGGCAATCTGAGACTGACCCTGCGCCACGGCAATGTTGTAGTTGTCCATGTCGAGGAACTCAGTGTTGCTGAAGAAAAGCTTGGGCACATCGCTGTCCGTGTCAAACGTCATGCGCGTGACCAGCATGTTCAGGTTGAAGCCCGAGCTACCCACATAACGAGCGTACTGGAGGAAGGGCATGTGCTCCATGTCGCCCGCGCCGAACAACGACAGCGAGGGGATGACCAGCTGATAGATGTCGCCGCCGGGGTTGTTGGCCAGCACGACAGCCACGCGCTGTGAGAAACGGCACTGGGTCTTTTGCCCGCCAGCCGAACCTTTGATGGCGCGGGGGCACTCTTTGCAGTTGTGGTGCTGGGGCTCTTCCACATCGGCGTCGGGCTGTTCGCCATTGCTCGACCAGCAGTCGGGGATCGAGGTCTCTTCGGCGCTGTACGCACCGGCGTGGAACGTCTTCTGAACGGTGGTCGAACCGTTGACGACGATCACGTCCAGATGAGGCTCGGTGTTCTTTGCGATCTCCTTGCCGCCATCGACAAGACGGAACACGCGGCCCCGCAGAGAGATGCGCTTGACGCTACCACCAGCGGTGGTGAAGGCTTTGGTGAAATCGTCGAGCTTGACGTTGGCGAGGTGGGCAGGAAGGTTGCCTTTGAAAACTTGCACTTCAGACATGGTTATTCTCCAGATTTGCGTTTGACAGTAACCGCGTAGCGGCTATCGAGCTTGAGTTTGGCCGGATATTCTTCCGGGTGCTCCTCAAGAAAGGTTGACATGTTGCCGTCGTGGATACGCTTGTGCAACAGGCCAAATGCTTTGTGCTTGTCGATCAAGGCGTAGATTTCATCCCAGCAATTTGCAGGGTCATAACGCTTGGTGACACGGCGCAGAATGGTTGCGTTCTTGGTGCTGATGCTCGATGCGTTGGCCGCATTGAGCTCAGTGATCATAGCCTCTTCGATCAGGGTCATTTCTTTTTCAAGCACGGAATCTTGTTCAACGTACCGTTCTTTGAGGATCTCGCGATCCCGGCGCAAAGAAAGATATCGCTGAGACATCTCTTCTAGATCTGCCATGGTTTCTCCTTTTGTGAGCGGGTATTGTACGGGTTGTTTTTGACGGTGTCAAGCGTCTGACAACTCTTTTTTGTAAAGGTCCACAAGTTGCTCGTGGTTGCTGATGTTGCCCTGAAGCATGGCGTAGAGCCGCGCTTCGATTGGACTGCCTTGGATGTGGAACACCGTCATCGGGTGTTTCTGGCCCGGCCTATCAATCCGAGCGTTGGCTTGGAGATAAGTCTCAACGCTGGTGACAGGAGAGTACCAGATGATTGTGTCGGCGGCTGTCAGGGTAACTCCGTGTGCCGCCGCTTGCGGCTGAATCACAAGCACGGTCGGGTCAGGCTTTTCCTGAAAGTCTTTGAATACTTGAGTACGCTTGGCCACCGGGACACTGCCGTCAATGATCGCGTTTGCGATGCCCGCTTTGGTCAGATGTTCTGACAGCAGATTGATGGTGTGCGTGAAGGGCGCAAAAATGAGAACTTTGTTGCTTGCCTCCTCGATGACTTCCTCGATGACTTGCAGTCGATTGGATACATCGAACTGCACCACCACTCGGTTGTCCGAGTAGACCGCACCGCCAGAGATCTGGAGAAGCTTGGTCATCTTCGCCGCCGCGTTCACCGCCGAGACTTCTTCGCCGCCAGATTCCAGCAGCATCTCGTCCTTGAGCTGCTTGTAGTACCGGCGCTGTTCTGGCGTCATGGGGGCAACCCGTGTCATGAACGTCACAGGCGGCAAGTCCAAGCACTGTTCCTTCTCAAAGCGAATGGCCGGCTGGAGCATGTCATACACAATCTGCTTGGCCTCGGGGCGTGGCTCCCAGCGGTACATGCTGTACTGCAACATGACCGATTGACGGAAGTCCCCAAAGAACTGTGGTGCTTTGTCGGGTACGCACATCTTGGCCAAGCCATACGCATCAACAGGAGACTGCGCGGCAGGAGTACCCGTGAGCATCCACAATCCAGTCTTCGGGCCGAGCAGCTTTCGCATCAGCCGCCAGCGTTTCGTCTGGACGTTCTTGTACGCATTGGCCTCGTCGATAACGATTAGGTCAAAGCCGCCCGCTTTGAGTTCTTCAAACACACTGGGTACGCCGTCATAGTTGATGATGACGAATGAAGCCGTGCCATTGATGACCTTCTTGCGGCGGTCTGCCGTGCCGTGTGCGACATCGACTGTGCGGTGAACCGCGAACTTGAACAAGTCGTTCTGCCATGACGCTTGCATGATCGACAGGGGGCACACGACCAGCACTCGTTTGATCGCCCCCCGCGACAGCAGGTAGTCAGCCGCCCAGATGACGGAGGCTGTTTTGCCTGTACCCTGTTCGTTGAAACAAAAGGCACGGCGGCGCAGAGCAAGAAACTCTGCGGTTTCTTTTTGATGCTCGAAAGGCTCAAACCCAATGGGCCGGGGCCACTTGTAGTTGTCTTTGATTGTTTGCATTACTTCATCGAACCGTCGGAGTTCCTTTTGAAAGATCGATTTTTATGGGCCGACTCCACCCGGACACCATCTTTATTCGACCCGCCTTTGCTCAGGGCTTTGACGTGCGCAACGTCTTTCCCTTTGTGATCAATTCCGCGTTTGTCCAAATCGCGTCGTGCGCGTTGGCGCTCTAACTTGTCCGGAATCTCTCCGCGCTTGATCTGTTGCTGATACTCCTTCTTGTAGGGTCTGGGTTTGTTGACGTAAGGCATTTGCTTGCTCCTTCATGATGGTGATGGTGTTCAAAAAGAAACGAGACTCGGCCACAAGATCAAGGGCTTTCGCGGTAGCTTCGTCAAATCGTTTTTCCTGAAGATGATTGTGCGCTTCGCTCAAGATTTTTTCAATGCGCAAAAGCGGGGCAGAGTAATCAATCACAGGGGGGCTTCCTCATGTTGTGTTGTGGGTGTTGCCGGCTTCGCCCGCCGGTTGAGTTGTTTGTAGGCATCCCCGGTAGCCAGCGTGAACGGCCACCAAGTCTTCCAGTCTATGTCTTCTTTTCGTTTGGTCGCACGATTGTTTCCAGTGTCGTGAACCTGTGCAGGTTTGCGCATTCGTATCTCCTCCTTTTACTTCCATCTGATCTGGTTCTTGTTTCCTTCACGATCCCCCAAGCTTTGCACTCTGGGCAGGGGAGAGGTTTGTACTTTTTACGGCGTTGCATTTGTGATGCTCCCACTCCTTGCGGTTGAAAAAATATCTTCCACATTCTTTGCATCGAAAAATGTAGCCTTCCCGTACGCGAGTAGCTCCCCCTCTGTCATACGGGTCAGTTCGGTACGAAGTCCCTTCGAATGTTCTGATGATCTCTGGTTCCATGATCTCTTCGCTTTGTAGTAGGTGGTGATGAGTTTAATGATTGTCCACTTCACGCCTTGTCTCCCGCAGTTGTTGTTTGATCCCATCAATGAATCCTCGCTCGTACTCCTTGCGGAGCAGCTCCTCTGGCTCCCACGGCAGGGGTGTGCCGCCTTGCTTGTACGCCTCATGCCGCCACATGGACGCGCTGAGTTTGTATCGTTCGCAGTTTTGGCAAGTCTTGTCATCTTCAGTCATACTCGCTCTCTTTTTGCTTTTTCTTCCGCCAACATCTCCGACAATCTTTCTTCAATCGGCTTGTCTTGCAACGGCCTGTTTGTCCATGAATCCCAGATTGGCATTCGGTTGTTGATGGTCAAGTCGCCATTCGGACTGTTCTTCAACAGTTCTCCCATCTGGGCGCAACTTGCCGTTGGCTGTTTTGGCTCCGGCCCCGGGGGGCAGATTGTGTAGGTGTACGGCAACTTAGCCATTTTTTTCTCCTTCGTGTGCTCGTTGAAGTCGGCGATAGTGCGAGATGTTGTTGTGCAGTGCGCGGGGGTCTGAACCGTTCTTTGAGATGATCTGCGCTTGTGGGAACTCGGCAAAGACAACAAGGAAGTGTGCCCCACTTCGCGGCTCAACATGAATCGCATGGAAGCCCTTGCTCTCATAGAACTTCAGCTGATCTCTCAATACTCTTGGTATGTTCATAGTACAAGTGTCCCCATTTCAGTGTCGATGTGTTTCAAAAGATTGCCGTAGTCGTCGGTGACGTACCAGACATTGCGTGTTCTGCTCAACCCATTCACGTTGTGAACCTCCAGCTTGCCGTAGTTTGTGACGTACCCGTCCACCATCGACATCATCCTGAACGGCCTGTGTGGGCGGTACTCGTAGTTGATGGTGGTCTTGTTCTCCCGCAGGATGTACGCACCGTTGCCCAGATGGAAGTCCTGCGCCATCACTGTCTTGGGAGACAGCGTGACAAACCTCTTCACCTCTGGCCTGATGCGGTTGATGTGGTCAAGCGCCCCCATGAGCAAGCCACGCGCCGCGCCCCGCTTGTACGACCATATCGTGTAGAACACCGCCACGGTCTGCTTGTCTCCATCATCGAACAGATCGTCCTCTGATGTCGGCACGGCTTGCGTGTAGGACACACAGGTCACCGCAGTGGGGTTCTCGTGGTCACCCGTTATGAAGAGGTGGGCGTTGCGCCCGAGGCGCTTCTCTGCCGGGATGCCCGGACGAACCGGGTCATCCTTGACCAGCCGCTCAATCAGTGCTGGTTGGTTGATGTAGTGGGTCTTCATTTGTTTTTTCCAATTCCTTTGCAAACTTGTTACACATCACCCACGCATCAAGCTCCGTGATGACCAGAATAATGCGTCCCTCTGAGTCTTTGTAGAAAGTTTCGTACATGCAGTTCTTTTCCACCCAGTCCTGAAAATCTTTGTACTTCACACAACCTCCTGCACAGACTCAAGCCACGCAACAGGCGCGCCGACATATTGGTACGGCCCATGCCCGTCAAACCTTACCCATGCGCCGCCATCCCCAGCTCCACACAGGACAGTCCCATAACAACCGTGGTACGCCAGATGCTCTCCGTTGATCTGCGGGAACTTCATCAGAGACTTCATCGGCTCTTTGTCGTGGTCGGGGATCATCAACCTTACCCTCATGTGTTCTTCTCCCGTTTGGTTTCCATGGCCTTCCACCAGCCAAAGGCAAACGCCTTCTTCTCTGCTTCTGTTTGGCACTCGGGTGGAGGCTCGGGCTGTGCCATTCGGTTGACAGCCTTGTCCACGCTGGACTGCATCTGATGTTGCACCCCATCAACGAACCCGCGCTCGTAGTCCGGGCCTTGGTCAAGTCGCGGCTTGGTCATGTATTCTTCTCCTTCGCATGCACAACCGCCTCCAAGCATTTCCAATCCTGCGGTGTCCACTTGCGGCCAAGCCGGGCTTCATCCTCCTTGACGAACGCCATGAGTTGGATCAGCCTGTCAAACAATGCTGGTTCTTTTCTCAGGTTCATTCTTTCTTCTCCTCGTTCGTGTCGAGAACCCAGTACACACCCGGGTTGGCGATCTTCTCCTTGCGGGTTGCTGGGCGCATGCCAAGTTGATTGAGCAAATCCTTCAGCATCCTGTTTTCATCGGAAAGATGAAGCGTCAATTTGAGGTTCTCAGCGTGGCGCTCTGCCACGGTCTTGGAAAACTTCTCAATGCGGTGGAGCAAGCCCTGCACATCCTTCCGCAGGGTTTCTGTTTCATACCAGAGGTAGTCTGGGTTTACACCCTCGACTGAAAGGCTGTCTTTGTAGTCGGCGGGTTTGCCAGCTTCTTCTGTGGTTGATGGTTGGGGGTTCATTCTTCAACCCTTTCGTAGGTCATTTCAAAAATGTCGGGCTTGCAGGGATAGTGCTCACCCTTCACGCCAGTGATGATCCAATCTCCGGGTGTAACCATGTGTCCACCTTCAAGGGTGTTAACCCACCCGCTATCTGACTCGGTCCATTTATCAGACACGCCATCCCCAACCATTACTTTCTTCACCGCAGGATGGTCGCCGTGCTTGAACCACTGCGTGGCCTCAATGACCACGGGCTTCTTTCTGAACTTCATTCTTCAACTCCAAAATGTTTTTTGATCAGGTCATCGGCTTTGTATGGCTCGGCGATGTCGGCAATCTCAGCGCACTGTCTGGCTACCTCCTTGACCAGAAGCTCAAGGTGCGGCGTTGATACCGTCCATGTTGTGTAGTTGCTGTTTTGGGCAATGATCTGCCTGAGTGCTGTTGCCATGTCGAATTTCATGTGTTCTTCTCCTTAAGTCGTTCTTCAAAGGCGGCATACAGATCCTGCATGTAGACAACTTTCCCCGTGAGAACCTTAGCCTTGATTGCGTCGCGCTCCTCGTCAGTCAGGCCCACCCAGTTATCACGCGGGTTCAGGCGTCTTACTTCGGCTTCATGCGGCGCAAGGCTGTTAGCGATATACGGACCCGCCTTGCGTGAAATTTCATTGCGCCTTTTGTTGGTCAAAAATACCCATGTCATGTGTTCTTCTCCTTAAACCCAACAACAGCAAGTACAGATAACTCTTTGAAATCATCTGCATCCATCGTGATTGATACGCTGTGGTCTTTGCCAATACCAATCGTGCTGGTCATCCAGCCTTCGCCACAATACTCTGTCTTCTTGGCTGCTCGCTGAAATCCGTTTCGGCGCACCAACTCAAACAGCAACTGCTCATCTGAAAAAGTCTCAATACTTCTTTCCCATTTGGTGTCTTTGCTCATTTGTTGCTCCTTGCTCTGATAAATTCAGCCCTGTTTCTCACCCATGCAATTGCGGTGCTCGGCTCCATGTCGGCAATCATTTGTTCTGCCATCTCATCAAGCACCTTCGCACACGCCTCACGCTCTGCCCTGACTGCCGCCTCGCGGGACTCGTGCAGTTCACGCATCACCTCAATGACAGCTATCTCATGCTTGAGCATGATGGCTTTAATCATCTCAATGGGCGTCTCAATCATTGCCAGTGCCGCCGCTTTGTTTTGGTCGGTTTCGTTCTGCGCTTTGATGATCGCCTCTTGATGTAACTTACTCAGTGGTTTCATGTTTTCTTCTCCTGTTCATCCAGCACTTCCTTCAGCTTGGGGTAGTACCGCCCAACACTAATCAGCGTAGACTGTGTCGTCCTCGGGTCGAACCCATACTCAAGGTGTTGTTTCAGATTTGCGTGAGCTATACCAAGCAGTCCGTAGAGCGTGGCGTTCTCATTTTTGAGTTCTTCGATCTCCAGATTCCTGCGCCGCGTCACCTCTTGGGCAAACCTCCTGAGCATGGAGTTGGTGGCCTCATGCTCCACGTTCCAGCCAAGCAGTCGAGCAATCTCAATCACCTCGTCCCGCCTCATTGCCTCTTCCTGCCTGTCGGCAATCTGCCTCTTGCGCCAACCGCTTTGACGGCGGGCGGCTTCAAATGCTTCGTCTTCTTCGTTCATTTTCTCCCCCTTGCTCGGATTGCTTTGGCAAATATATGGTCATGCCCATAGTATTCATATTGTTCTTCGCACACCTTCGCACACGCCTCACGCTCGTCAGCGCGGACAAGCGCTGCAAAGCGTTCAATGAAAACCTCATACATTGAGTGTTGGTAAACGATGTTGCTTTTTTCTGGCAACAACCCAGCCTCCCTCGCCATGCGCATGGTGTCTTCATTCATCTTTATTCATCTCCGAAAAGATTGTGAGCAACAACACCATGCCGCCGACCCCAAGACCTGCGCCAAGGATCAGCAACAGCCCCATGAAAAGTCCTTCCATGATTCAGCTCCCCAAAAGATAAAAGAGTACAAACACCCAGCCAGCGTAGCCCGCGACGCGCAACGCTGTGTCAACCCATCCTTGGTCATGCGACGGTGGGTAGAACCACGCCCCATCGCACCCGAATGCTTCATTCATGGTGCGGGGGAACCGGCGTGTGGTCGGATTCAAATCCTCAAGCATTGGTTTTCTCAATGGCTCGATTGAGATACCACTGGGCCTTGCGCAGGTTTTCCAGTCGTTCACCTTTGTGGTTTGCTCGGGAGATGTACTTGACGACGTTGCCAAGGTGATAGTCCAGTTGCTTTGCTTCGATGAAATCAATGGTTTCAATTCCGCCTACCTTGTAATGTGATGGGTGGTTGACGACATCTTCTTTCTGAATCTTGCGGGGCGTACTTTTTGTTTTACGCATCATCTTTCTCCTTTGTTGTGAGCACATGAAGTCACGGGGCAGTAACCCCGGCAGGTGAAGTTGGGCTTGGCGTTCCACACCCCGCTGTTCACGGAGTCTTCCAAGAGCCCAACGTCGGATACCCATGGACCCCACAACTCATCTTGCTGGTCCACGACGTATTCGTCTTTTACAAAGTCCTCGGCGAAAAAGAACAACAAGCCCGCCTTGACTTTCTTGATATGGGGGTAGTGCTTGAACAGAGCCAGCGCCAGAATCTCCAACTGCTTGAGGTCTGCGTACTGGCTTTTCTTGCCCGTCTTGTAATCGACAGTGAAAGCTTTGTCGTCTTGCAAGATGATGATGTCGGCGATGCCGCGCCACCACACCCGCTTGTCAAAGAACCCGCATGGCTTGAGGTCTTCCGTCAACCCCAGTTTGTTCTCGCAGAGTTTGTCGCCGGGCATGGCCTTGAGCCTGTCCAGCGGAGCTTGCATCGCCTTCACGTACTCATCGGGGATAGGTGCGTCTTCCTCAACGTACTTCTGGGCAATCTTGTGGATCTTGTTCCCAAACGCGATCGCGTCGCTCGGAGCCTCCACAACGTCCTTCGCCACCTTGAGGTGGTAGTACTTCTTCGGGCACTGTTGGTACAGACTCAGGGTGCTATACGACCAAGTGATGCTCATTAACAATCTCCATAGGTTGTGGCCATTCCAGATTCACAACTGAGCGGGAGGCCGACAGCCCAATCAGGTGCTTTGCTCATACAGGATTCGATGTAGGCCCGTGCGTCTTCCGCTACAGCTTCAGGCACAACACAGGCTATGGCGTCGTGGACGGTCAGCACCACGCGCAACTCCTTGGCGATTTCAAGCATTTGCTCGGCGATGATGCACCGCGCAACGGCTTGGCACAGGTTCTCCGCTACCTTGCCGCCGTAGATGCGACTGCGCCCGTAGCGTGTCATGTAAGAGAACCCGTCCGTCTCCTTGCGCAGATCGGGGTAGCTGATGTACAGGCCGTTGGGTAGCCGCACACCGGTAAACGGAGACAACTCCAACACACCGGGGTTAGTGATGCGCTCAATGGGTTTGTTAGCCAGCATGTACTGCAACAGCGTGTTCAGGTTGTTCCACCACATCGAAATCATGCGGTTGTTGTTGCGGTACTGCTTGATGATGTACTTGCAGGTGTCGAGGTCTACCAGCTTGCCCATCATCTGAAGTTGCCGCTGGAACTTCACCGCGCCCATGCCGTAGCCCGCGCCAAGCACGGTGGTCTTGCCGATGAATCGTTCTTCGGGTGTGATGTCGCTTTCCTGCTTCCCGTAGATCAAGGACGCCATGAACTTGTAGACGTCCTCGCGGTTGGCGAACTTGTAGAGCAACATGTCTTCGCCCGCCAGCCACGCCAGCACCCGCGCTTCAATCTGCGCTGAGTCACAGTCAATGATGACATGCCCCTTGGGTGCGACGATGCACCGCTTGAGCTTGTTGCCCTGCGTCCCACGGCTCGGCAGGTTCTGGAGGTTTACCGAATCTGAGCCACCCCATCGCCCCGTGTGCGCGGCGTAGTACTTCAGTGGGATGGGCAACACATGGGTGGGCGTTCTGCCCGCGATGCCGATGAATCGCTCGGTGCGTGTTTCTTCCAGTGTGGATCGAGCGCCTAGCCGTGCGGCCACCAATGCTTGCACCCGCTCGTCATCATGCTCCTGCAAGGCTAGGAAGTCCTCGTCGCTCTTTGCAAACGCATAGGTTGGTTGGCCTGTGGTGGAGCTGATCTTCATAGGGGGCGTGACCCCAAAAGACTCAAGCAGGGCGGCGAACTTCTTGTTGCTGTTCAGGACGTCGGGGGTGATGTTCGCTTCGGTGAACAGTTGTTGCTTCCTGTCCCGCACCTCTTGCAAGTGCGTCTCCAGTCGAGGCACATCCAACTCCAGCACCGGGTCGCTGAACATGCGGATCGTGAGATCGATGATCTTCTTCTCTTTGACGGGGAAGTTCGCGTTGAGTTCTTTGTACAGCCTATAGGTCAACTCCACATCGTTGCAACAATACGCGCCGTATTGCGCCAGTTGTTCGGGGGAGAAATCGTCGCGATGGATACCCTTGGCGTCGTTGACTTCTCCACCTTTCTGGCCTAGCCCGAAGTGGTTGGAGAGAACTGCGAGGCTCATGCTGGTGGTGACCCCGAGGGTGGCACGGGCCATGCTCAGTGTGTCTAGCCACGCCTTGGGGCGGATGCCGAAGTGCCACGTCAAGATGGCCG